ATGACCATCAGGGTCTCCCGGGACAACGGCGAGACCTTCGCCAGGAAGACCACGTACGAGATCGACAGGGACAAGCCCCCGGTCCCCCTCGTGTCATTCGTGTGGCCTCCGTGCGAGTGCCCCCTGCACCGCACCACCGAAACCGAGGAGAGGCGCACCGCGTGAAGTGGAGGCGCCCCACGGCGAGCGACATCGCCCTCGGATTCATCTGGGCCTTCGTCGTCTCCCTGTTCGTCAGCCGACTCGCGTCCGGCTGATCCCAAAGACCCCCGTCCCTTCCGGGGCGGGTTGCTCCACAGTCCTGTTCATCCAGACAAGGGAGTGGTTCGCATGAGCCCCGTCAAGATCGAGAAGCCCAGCACCGACTTCAGCGCGCTGCTGGAGGCCGTCAAGGAGGACCCGGCGGCGGTCGCGGCCGGCATCAAGGCCCGCGTCACGGACGCCATGTCCGGCTCCGAGGTCGTGATGATGGGCGGCTGGACGAACTAGTCCTCCCCCGCCCGTAGGTCCGTACAGAGCGCCCGGAGCGAGGTCGGTCTCGCTCCGGGCGCGCACCCCGTACCCCTGGAAGAAGGACAAGGCCATGCACATGCTCAACGTCGGGCACCTGGTGGAGACCCTGGGACGGTTCGTCCACGCGATCAACGGCAAGCACGTCGACTCCATCGAGGCCCTGCGCCCCGCCTACGCGGAGGCGATCAACACCCTGCGCCCCGCGTTCCTCCCGGCCCAGCCGGAGGGCATCAAGATCGGGTACGAGGACAGCCCCTGGGTGGACCACTGCAAGCAGCGGTCCATCTTCCCTCACATCGTCGGCCCCGCCTCGCCCTCGGACGGCCCGACCCGCGAGGAGTGGGACCGCCAGATCGTCGCGGCCCTGGACCTGATCCAGGACATCGACCCCGGCCTCCGTCAGATGGTCGACCTGTTCGTCACGGACATCGTCGCCCTCAACTCCGGTGCGGACGGCGGAGGCTCCGCCAACACGATGCCCGGTGTCGTGATGATGAGCCCCGGTGGAACCTGGACGACTCTCGACTTCGCGGAGTGCATCGTCCACGAGGGTCTGCACTCCGGCCTGTTCGTCCTGGACTCGGTGAACCCGCTGTTCCACCTGCCGCCGAGCGAGCTGGAGAATGACGAGCACCGCGCCCTGTCGGCGGTGAAGATCGGGGAGAAGCGCCCCCTGCACGCCGCCTTCCACGCGGCGGCCGTCGCCGTGCCGTTGATGTACATGGAGAGCCACCAGGGCGAGATCACGCTCGTCGACCAGTACACGGCCTCGCTCCGCGACGCCTGTGCCGACATGCAGACCAAGCGCGACCGGTTCACCGAGTACGGACAGCTCCTCCTCGACGAGATGACCAAGTGGGTCGAGGCCGACCCGCTCGACTTCGACGAGATCGGCCACGGCATCACCAGTCCGGAGTTCTCCGGGTACCGCCCGCAGGCGCCGGCCTGACCTACTCGAAGGCGATCCCGGCCTCCCGTGCCAGGCTCAGGGCCAGCTCCATCGACCCCGGGCCTGCCACGGTGGTGCCCTTGAGGAAGGCCCCTCCACCCACATCGAGCAGCGTGCAATTCTCGAATCGCGCGGAGCCGACTTTCACGTTTCCGAACTGCGCACCGGACAGGTCACAATTCACGAACTTGACGTTGTGGAATTCGGTGAACTGAAAGTCGATTCCAGCCAGCCGACAGTCCTCGAATTCCGTCGCATAGATCTTCATGTGGCGGAATACGCCGGGGGTCGCCACGCATCCGGAGAACGTCACGTCCCGGAACGTGCCCGACTTCCACGAGGACCCGGTGAGCCTGCTGCCGGTCACGGTGGAGCGGAGCAGGGACACGTCCGCGGCAGTGAGCTGAGAGAAGTCGCAGGTCTCCAACTTGCTGTCGCTGAACTGGCTTTGACGCAGGCTGGAGCCGGTGAAGCGGACGTTGGCGAAGGAGCATCCCTGCGCCTCGACAGCTTCGACCTCCAGGCCCACGAAGGTGTCGCCGTCGAACTTCAGACCCTTCAGGATCGCGTCGTCCTCCAGCTCGATCCCGTCCGCCGGCCTCAGCACCGAGGCAATCCGAGGAGCCTCCGGCGCTTTTACCCTTCCACCTTGGCGGGCGATCTTGGGCATGGGAGATCTCCATTTCTTCGAGGGGTCTCGGTGTCCCCGAGTCTAGCCATAAAACACCCCTGAGTTCTGACCACTCCGCACACGTAAGGACGAATGAGTTCATGGCCGTGTATTACGTGAGAGCAGCCAGCGGCATGTCCGAGGACAACGGCGTGCAGCGCCCGCCGGCCCCGGCCAACACCACGCCGGAGCACTGCGCCCCGCACGACATGCAGGTGGGCGACTACGTCTTCGTGGACGGCAGGAACCGCCGGGTGAACGACATGCGCGGCCGGGGAGGCGCCAGTGTCCGCGTGCTCATCCTGGAGGGCTACGGCCCCTGGACCATGAAGACGGCCGCCCTGGTCTACCGACCGATCACCCGCGGCTCCGTCCGCCGCATCGCGTAGGGACAGCTCGATGGCACTGCTTTCCGCGAAGCCTCGCTTCGAACAGTCCGGGCTTACGGTCCCGTTCGTCACTGCCTGGGAGTACGAGAAGCAGCTCTTCCCGAAGCTGGGCATCCGGGTCACGCACGAGGGGGGCCCTCACCTGACCTTCGCTGACGAGAACCCGATGGATCGTGACCAGCACGGGGTGCTCTGGGTCCGTCAGGGCCTGGCACGCGGGAAGGGCAAGGCTCTCTTCCCCAAGGTGCACGCGTTCCGCCAGCGTCGCGCGATGTTCGACCTGCTCTGCCAGGTCTGCGGCGGCCAGACCATCGAGGAGAGCTTCGAACGGCAGCTCTACGTCATGAACAGCGCGAAGGGGACGCCCATCAAGGAGGGCGAGCTGACCACGGCAGCGCCGGTCTGCCAGGGCTGCGCCCCGGAGGCGGCGATGAGCTGCCCAAGACTCAAGGACCGGTACGTGGCCGCGTACGCGGACTACAACTACCCGTGGGGGGTGGCCGGCGTCCTCATCAATCCACACACCCTGGAACCCGTCTCGCTGGACCCCGTCCAGGTCTCCTTCGGCGACCCGCAGATCAAGTGGATGATCGCCAACATGTCCGTCAACCGGCTCTCAGGCATCCGGTACGCCGACCTCAAGACGTTCGCCCTCGTGGGCTGAAGTGCCACAACGCAAAAAAGGGACGCCCCCGGCGCAGGCCGGGGGCGTCTTTTGCTGTATCCCATATCAACTGACGAAGCGTCAGATAGTTAGCGAAGGACCAGGGATTCGATCCCTCCGCCCTCGTTCAGCCACACCGCCCGATGGATGCCGGCGGCCTCGATCAGGGTCCAGCAGGCCGGGCAAGGGCGCCGGGTCGAGTAGAGCGTGGCGCCGGGTAGCTCCCGAGGCGGACACCTCCGGATCGCGTTCCTCTCCGCGTGGTCAGCGATGCAGTTGCTGTAGTCGCTGTCGGGAGCGCACTCCGCGGCCGTCAGCCGCCCTCGCGGGCAGGCCCCTGCCGTCGCACAGCCGGGCACGCCCGCAGGCGCCCCGTTGTATCCCGACTTGATCAGCTCGTTCTTCGCGTCCACGAGGAGAGCCCCAACCCGGGAGCGGGTGCAGTCTGCGCGCGTAGAAGCCCACTGGGCTCCAGCGATGAAGTACTCATCCCAGGCAGGGCGAGGAGAACTCAACGCGCACCTCCCGGGAGTCCAGCTCTCGTTCGATCTGACGGTCCAGTTCGCAGGCCAGCCGGTAGTTGAGGTGGTACTCCTCGACGCCTTGGAACATCGCGGACAGCTCCTCCAGCTCCTCGAAGGTGAACTCGAACCAGCGCCGGGCGTCGTCCTCGTTGGGGTCCCATGGGGTCGTGGGCAAGATCATTTCCTCTCGTTCAGCGCCGCTCAAGCGGCCAGCTCGTAGTTCTCGGGGTGGCGCCGCTGGTCGTCGATCAGCGCCTGGTCGGGGTTCTCGCGGTAGTACGGGTCGTGCTCGGTGAGGGTGTCCACGCCGCTCATGTACAGCGACCCCCAGGACTTCCCGCCCCGGTCGGGGTCGGTCGGGATCTCCAGGCCGGCCACCGTCTCCCGCATCAGCTCGTCGGTCATCCGCGCGGCCGTGTCCGCGTGCTCGATCGGCACCGAGAACAAGATCTCGTCGTGGATCGGGAGCAGCGCATGACGGGTGAGCCCTGCGTGGTGGAGCCGAACCAGGGCCCGGCAGGTGATGTCCCGCGAACCGCTCTGGACGAAGTAGTTCGTGCCCCGGAAGGCGAACCGCTTCTCGACGTAGAGGCGCCGGCCGGACGGCGTGGTGACGTAGCCGTTGCGCCGGGCCTCCTTGGTCTTCTCCTCCATGAACCGGGCCACGCCCGGGTAGGTCTCCATGAAGATGTTCATGATCCGCTCGGCCTCCGCGACGGAGATGCCGGCCTGCTGCGAGAGAGCACCAGGACCGCCACCGAAGACGATCAAGAAGTTCGTCATCTTGCCGAGCTTGCGCGAGACGCCCGCGGCCGTCGCCGTGATCTGGTGCAGATCCTCGCCGTTACGGAAGGCCAGCAACATGCGCTCGTCGCGCGAGTACGCCGCCAAGAACCGCAGCTCCATGTTGGAGTAGTCGGTGCTGAGCATGATCTCGCCGTCGTTGGCGATGAAGCACGCCCGGATCTCGTAGTCCCCAGACGGGAGCGTCTGGGCCGGGATGCCCTGAATGCTCTGGCGAGCCGTCCTGGCCTGGATGCTGTTGATCGACGGGTGGATACGTCCCGAGGGGTCCATCGACTCCAGGAACGACTTGATCCACGTGTTCCGCTTCTTGCGCGCCGACTTGGCCTGGTGGATGGCCTCGGCCAGCTCGTCACCCTTGGTCCGCAGCTCGTTGAGGAAGCTCTTGTCGACCTTGCGGTTGCCTGTCGGCGTCGTGTCGAAGCTCGTGATGCCGCGCGCCTCGAAGGCATCGGCGCACTGCTCCGTCGACCAAGGGTTCTCGCAGCCCATCTCCTGTGCCCGCCTGGTCCAGCGGCTCTCCTCCAGCGCGAGGCGGGCCTCCAGGCGGCGGGTGTAGTCCTCGTCGAGTCGGATGCCGGGGCGGCTCATGTACGAGCAGATCTCCGCCACCTTGTGCTCGAACTCGATGAGGTTCATCGGCTCGATGCCGGGGCCTATCTCCGTCTTCCGGTACACCGTGCGCGGAAGCAGCGGGATGAGCTTGCGGCCGAGCCGGAAGGCGAGCACGGGATCGAGGCCGCTGTACGTGAGGTAGCCGCCATGATTCCAGGCGACCTCCTTCCACACCTTGGCCTTCGTGGTCTTCAGGCTCCGGGCGATCTCCGCCATCGAGCCCTTCACCTTCGCGGCCACGCCGTCGTCGATGTAGTGCTTCGTGAGGGAGGCCAGGCTGTGCCCGATCCCGCCGTCCGCTTCTCCGCGGCTGTCGACGAGGTGGGCGAGGATCTTCGTATCGAGCACCTTCGGCCAGATCTCCTCCATGGTGAGATCGGTCGTCGCGTCGAAGACCAGCAGGTCGTACGTACCGTTCTGGAAGATCAACTTGTCCACGAACCGAACGGCGCCGACAGCGGCGCCCAGCAGCTCGTCACTCAGCTCGACGGGCACCACGTAGCTGGTGTCCTCGTTGCCGAACTGGACCAGGCGGAGACGGAAGTCAGACGACCACCAGTCCAGGCCGGTTGTCTCGGTGTCGCATCCGAGAGCGCGGCGGTTCTGCCGCACCCAGTGCACGAATTCCGGGATGTCCCCAGAGTCCTCAAGCACGTTGATGACTACCGGTGCGCCTGCAACCTTCACGCACATGCGGATCATCTGGGGGTTCCCTTCCAAGAAGAAGGGGCCCGCCGAAGCGGGCCCCTATTGTGTGGATGTCAAGTGCTAGCGCTTCGAAAAGCGCCCCCTGGCGTCACGGGCCGGGAGCGTGAGCTTGAGCTGACGGAACTCGGCTTCGAGGGCCTGGTAGTCGTCCTCCAGCTCCAGATGCCGGCGCCGGAGGCGGCCGTACGCCTCGGCGCGGAAGTCCAGCTCCTTGTTCTGGTCCGCGACCAGACTGTCCAGGCGGCGCACCTCACGTCGGGAGGCGTCGAGCGTCGACCTCAGAACGAACACGGTCAGGACTCCTCGGTGTTGATCGGGTAGGCGTGCACGGCCCGGGTGTGGGCGTGGTTGATCCGGTGGTGGCCGTCGCCCTCGTAGATCAGGATGAAGTCCCTCTCGTAGACCACTTCGCCCTGGAACTCGTCGACCGAGCTGTCCGGGTACTCGACGAAGATGAGCTGATCCATCAGGCGTCACCGCCCCGGTTGACCAGGCGGTCAACGAAGCTGAAGGCGATCTCCTCGGACACGGCCTCGCTGAAGCCCTTCGAGACGGCGTGCTTCTTCAGCTCCGCGGCCTTCGTGATGACCGAGGCCACCATCTCGCCGTACTGGTTCATCTGCGCGTCGATGACGTTGAACCCGGCGGCCTCCAGGTACTTCGCGAACTCGTCGGGGTCCGGCATTCCGTTGTCAGTCATTGCGCTTGAACTCCTTGAAGATACGGTGGGTCTTGATTGCCTCACCGAGCTGGGCGTGCAGCTTGACCGCTGCGTCGAAGGTCAGGTGCAGCACTTCGGTGCTGCTGTTGCCGCCCTCGCGGTGGGTGCCGGTGACGATGACGGTCGCGTTGTCGTCGCGGTCGAGCCGAGGACCGGCGCCTGCGTCCTGGCGGACCACTGACCGATCGGTCTTGATCTCAGCCAGGCGGGCCGCGATCCACCCTGGGATGACGTTGTTGAAGCTCACTGCTTCCTCCGGACTGCGTACGCGGTGATGGCCAGGCCGATCATGGTTGCGTTGGCACCGACGAGGATTCCGAGTGCGGTTTCCATTACTTCGTAACCTTTCGGTCGTTCACGATGGCCTGGAAGAGGTTCCGGGCCTTGCTGTCGTCCCAGAGGACTGCGGAGCCCTTACTCGTCTGGTAACCCAGGTTCGAGACAGGCACGTTGAGTGATTCCGGCTCTCCAAACTTCAGGGCAAAGTCCGACAGGTCAAGCACACCCATGCCCTTGTCGAACTCCAGAGAGCCGAGTGCGGACGCCGCCACGCCCAGGGCGTTGGACGCCCCGACCTTCTTCGAGAGCGCCTTCATGAACTCCTGCTGGTTCGTGGTGCGGCCGAGGTCGCCCTGCGCCTCCTGGTACCGCTGACGTACGAAGGCGAGGGCCTGCTCTCCGGTGAGGGTCTGCTTGCCCGGCTGGAAGTCGGCGCCCGAGTTCTTGTCCTTGATGCGCCTCTTGATGTCGATCTCCACGCCGCCGACCGCGTTGACGATGTCAGCGAAGCCCTTGAACCCGATCTCAACGTAGTGATCGACGCGGATGCCCGTGTTGTGCTCGACGGTGCGCGTCAGCAGCTCGGCCCCGCCCCAGGCGTACGCGGCATTGAGCTTGTTCTTGGTGGCCGGGTACTTCTTACCGCTGTCCTTGCCGACGAAATCGGGGATCTCGACCCAGGAGTCACGTGGCAGAGACACCAGCGTGGTTCCGTGCTCACCCTGGTGGACGATCATCATCGTGTCCGTACGCTTCGTCGGCTCGTGTCCGACCCTGAGCCGGTTGCGGTCCTCTTCGGACAGTCCCTGCCGGGAGTCCGAGCCGACGAGAAGTGTGTTCGTTCCCTTGCCGGGCTCGGGCCGCTTGGCCGTGATGCCGGCCAGGTCGACGCTGCGGTTCATGTGCTGGTCGACGTAGGCGTAGGTGACCACCGGCGCAGCAAGGGCGACCGCCACCGCACCGATGATGGCGTTGCGGACTATCCGCATCCCTACTGGCCTTCCTGAAAGAAGCGCACGAGGCGTTCCACGGTCTGCTCGCCCTTGATGGTGCGGAGGCCGTTAGAGATCGTGGGCGCCACGGTGACTCCCTCGGAAGCGAGGTCTTCCGGGGCTCGGGTCTGGGCATTGATGAAGAGGATGTCGTGGTGGGTCAGCTCCGCGGCCTCGATGGCGCGCGGCTTGGTCGCCTCACACGGGGCGCAGTTGGGCAGGTAGTAGAACTTGATCACTTGCTCTCCTTGGGGAGTACGAACGAACTGGTGCGGTCGAAGGTCTCCCCGACCATGAAGACGGCCACGTCGAGGTCCGGGCCGTAGCGGGTGAACAGGCCACGCAGCACGTTGCGCACCTGGTTGTGGTCCTTGGCGAACCGGAACTCGGAGCCGTGGTTCCAGCCCCAGCGGGCGGAGTAGACGATGAACTGCGGGATGTCGGGCATCAGCGCAGCACCTCCTTGAGCACGTCGATCTGCGCCTGGAGGACGGCGCGCTCGGCGTAGGACTTGGTGGCGTCGTACTGCCGCTCCAGGGCCTGACGCTTGAGGCCGACCTTCTTGCGGGTGCCGTCGTCCGTGGTCTCGATGGTGACGTTCTTGACCTTGAGGCCGCGGAGGTCCACGTCCAGGTGCTCGTTCATGCGGTCGAAGCCGTAGTCCATGCTCAGGTTGGCGCCGTTCTTGTTCAGGAAGTCGGTGAAGGTGGCCATCAGTTCTCCTCGTGGGTGGTGTGTCGCGGTGTGGGGGTCACGGGCTGACGCGGCCGTGCTTGTCGAAGGCGGCGAACGCCTCGGGGGCAACGGCCTTGGCCTGTTCCTCGACCTTCATGGCGGCCTGCTCGATCTCGTGCAGGGGGAAGGTCGGGACGGTCGAGTTGGGGTGGTTCCAGCGCAGGGACAGGAAGTTCATCAGCGCGCGGCCGTTCACGGTCCAGTAGAAGGACGTGTAGAGGCTCGCGGGCAGGACGTTGCGGGCGGTCTCCCGGGCGACGCCTTCGCCAAGCATGTGCTGGTAGAAGTTCCAGGCGGCCATGGCCATGTTCTTGTGGCACATCGCGGTCGTGTCGGTCTGCTGCTGGGTGCCGGCCTCGAAGGTGTAAGCGCCGGGGGTGCCGATCTGCTTGAGCGGACGCTCGGGGCCGGGGACGTAGAAGACGGGGTCCATGACCTTGTACCGGCCGCTGACCTCGTTGAAGCTGCCGATGCGGTGGCGGAACCACTCGCGGGCCACGAAGATCGGGACGCTGATCTTGAACTGGAACACCATGGCCTCGAAGGGGCTGCCGTGGCGGTCCCGCGCCAGGAAGTTGATCAGTCCCTTGTCTCGCTGGGGGTCTCCGGCCTCGGTGCCGGAGGAGACGCGGGCGGCGCGCACCACGGAGTGGTCACCGCCCATCGCGTCGATCAGCTCGACGCTCATGTCAGATCGGAATTCGATCTCAGTCATCTGTGCCTTCCACAAGGAAGGGGGCCCGGTGTCGGCCGGGCCCCCAGTTACTCAACAGGTCGTGCGTACGGGTTACTTGGCCTTGAAGGAGCCGTCCTTCTGGCGCCACAGCGGGGCGCACTGCTGGTCCTTCGGGACGCCCTGCGGGGCGCCACAGAACTGGGCGGCCCAGCTCCCGCCGTCCTTGAAGTTCCGCTTGCCGTGCTCGCACTCGTAGTCGCCCCCCTGGGCCTGGTGCTGGACCTTGCCGCCCTGGAAGCTCGGCTTGCCCTTCGGCTTCTCCGGGGCGATGTGCTGGGAGCGGACGTACGAGGCGGCCTTCGCGGTGAGGTCGATGAGGCCGACCTCCTGCATGGCATGGATCAGGTCACGGCCCCGCTCGGCGGTCTCCTGGGCGGTCTGGCCGTACACGGCCGGGGTCAGCCACTCGCCGCTCATCTGGTCGGCGGCCTTCAGCGTGAAGCCGATCTTGAAGGGGTTCGGTGCGGCGGCGACAGCGGCCGGCATCGAGGTGTTCACGGGGGTGGCCGGCGCCTGCTCGGTGGCGGCCTGGTTGTTGTTGGCGAAGGGGTCGAAGGTCATGCAGCGTGCTCCAAGTCGTTGTGCTTGATGGTGAATTGATCGATGAACTCCGCTCCGGTCATCTCCTCCCAGTCGCTTCCGCCACGCTTGATCATGACCATCACGATGGGGTCGGATTCGGTGTTCATCAGCGTCTTTCCTGTGTGGATGTAAAGTCAGAGGGGAAAGAAAAGGAGGGGCGGAATCAACCTCGCTCCCTCACCCTTAATTTCCCACATCACTGTGTGGATGTCAAGTCGAGCGCCGTGAAGCAGATCACTTGATGGGACAGGCACCCTGGGCGCAGTCGAGGTCTACGGCGTCGCCGGACTCCTTGGCCGCGGCCTGGTCGAACTCCTCCTTGGTGATGCGCTCGTACGGCGCCTGGGCGTAGCTTCCTTCGGGCAAAACGGTGGTCCCCTTGATCTCGGGCATGTACTTGAGCAGCGCCGCACGAAGGTCGTCGCGGCTCACCTTGTTCGGGTCGAAGTTCACGGTGAAGCTGATCGCGGAGTCCACGAACGTCTGCTGGTAGAACGCCTGGACAGCCAGCATCTCTTCGACGGAGAGGTCGTCTGCGCACTCGACGATGTCCTCCGCCCACTCCCCCGCCTTGCCGAAGATCCGGCTGACCTCCTGGACGAGGGTGTCTTCTGTGGGGATGGTGACGACCTTCGTGTACGGGGCGTAGACACAGTCCTCCACGTGATAGCCCTGCTCCTCGTACCTGCGGAGCTGTTCCACCTGCTTGGGGTCGATCGCGGAGAACCGGATACGGCGGTTGAACCACTTTGCGTAAATCGGGTGCAGGCCCTCGGAGACGCCGCTGAGCTTCGACACCGAGCCCGTGGGCGCGATGGTCGTGAGCTTCACCGGGACCGGGATGCGCAGCTCCCGGGCGTACCGCTGGGCCGTCTTCTCCACGTACTCGTAGAGCTCGCGGAGCATCGGACCCATCCAACTGCCGGGGATCTCGCTGAACTTCAGCCCGTTGAGGTTGGCGAACCACTGGACACCGAGATGCCCGAGCCCGATGCGTCGGTCTCGCTCCATGACCTCCTTCTGCTTCGGGTAGGTGATGTCGCCGTACGTCGCCCGGATCAGGTAGCGCGCCATCAGGCGGTGCGCCTCGAACAGCCGGCCTTCGTCCTCCGGCTTTGAGAAGGCGGCGAGGTTGACGTGTCCGAGCGTGCACGAGCCCATCTCCGGGAGCGGCTGCTCGCCGCACGGGTTGGTCGCCACGGTGAGGTTCGGCTCGTCCCGGTTGGACAGTTCCTCGTTCCAGAAGCCAGGCTCACCGTTGACGTACATCGCGTCCACGACCGCGTCGAAGACCGTGCGGGCCTCGGTGTCCGCCTCCAGGTCCGCGATGAAGGCCGAGTCCGTGATCACCGAGAGGTTCGTCGTCCACATCCCGCCGTTCTTCTTGACGTTGATGAACTGGTGGATCTCGGGATCGGTCCAGTGCATCATGCTCATCCGCGCGCTGCGGCGGTTGCCACCGGACACCACGCACTCGGCAATCAGGTGGTCGATCTCCATGGCTTCCAGGCCCGATACGGGGCGCTTGAAGACGGCGGCCACGTTCATGACCCGAGCCACCTCGACGAGAAGCTTGGAGAGCGGCACGGGGCCGCTGGCGGTGCCGCCGAAGGTGCGCAGCGGGGCGCCGGCATGGCGTACCCCGGAGAGGTCGTACACCCGCTTGCGGTTCTTCACGTCCTGGCGGAGGAAGGTCTCGATGAGGTCGACCAGGGCCTCGGCCCAGCCCTCGCGAGAGTCGGCCACGCGGTAGGCGCCAGGCCACTCGTGGCTGTACTCCTCGGAGAGGTAGCCGGCCTCCTTCATGGCGGCGTGGTCCTGGTGCTCCTCGGCGCACACGAGGTGGATCTCCAGCTCGTTCTCCACGGCCTCCGCGGGCTGTGCGTCCCGGCCGTACCGGGCACCGACACCACCGCCTTCCATGAGCCGCATGAACGTGAACTCGGCGTGGTCCGCGAGGCCGCGCTCCCAGGGCGCGACGTGGCAGTTGTAGAGGAACTGGCGGCCTGGAACTCCGGAGGCCCACAGGTGCCGGCCAGCCGGGACGATCTCCAGCTCGGTGAGCATCTTCGTCAGGGCCTCGACCTCACCGGGCTCGATGAAGCGCTCGTCCACCAGCTCCGTGTTGCCACGGACGACCCGCTCAACGGTCTGGCCCCAGTCCTCCAGGGAGCCGTCCGGCAGGGGTCGGGCGTAGGTGCGCTTGTACACGTCGTGGCCGGTCTGGGTCATCTTCATGCGGCGTTCTCTTCCTTCTGGGTGTCTTGCTGGTACTCGTAGTCGTCGGGGTCTTTGAGGTCGCCCCAGGGGGTGATCCAGTCGTCAGCCGTCATAGCTGTTCCCGGTGATCGCTCGGGCGGAGGCGTTGGTGATCGCTCGGCGCGAGCCGGGGCCGTCGTGGTCGGCCTTGTTCAGCGCTGCACTGCCGTTCATCCGGATGGTCAGGGCCTCAACCGCCCGGGTCAGGTCCCGACGCTCGACGTTGTTGAGGGTGTCGCCGTCCACGTACCGGCGCACAATGACCTCGCGCTGTCCTCGGGTGAGCTGCGTGAAGCCGCGCTCCAGGTCGATCTTGTCGTCCACGTTGACCCGGGTGACGAAGTCCTTCTTCGACTTCCGGCCCGTCGTCAGGGAGTTGAGCTGGGCCTCGAACATGTTGCCGTCTTCGGCCTTGATGAGAAGGCCGGAGGCGAGCAGCTTGCGGACGTGGTCGGTCGTGTAGGAGAAGTTCCCGTGGAACTGCCGGTGTCGGTTCACCTCAGCTGAGGCCACCTGGTTGGCCATGATGAGCAGGGCCTTGAAGATGGTCCGGTCCCCGCCCACGTCCCCGGAATCGAGGAGCTTACGGGCGGCGTTCTCGCACTCGATGAAGCGCTCCATCACGCCCTGCGTCAGGTCGTCGGCCTCGACCGAGCCGGGGAACTTCTTGGCGACGATCCCACCGGCCTTCGTGGCGGCGAGGTACAGCTTGTCCCACTCGTCGGCGGTGATCTCAACGTGCGTCATGATTCGGGTCTTTCTCGTGTGGATGTAAAGTCTCGGAGCTGCGAAGAGGGTCAGGCGGCCTTCACGAAGTGGCCCTTGTCGTTGCGGAGGAGGGCGCCGTATCGCTGCCCCTCGACGACGAAGCTGCCGTCGTCCTCGACCGGGATGGCGTGCGGCGTGGCGTTGTACTGGCCTGCGTAGAGGAGTCCGAAGCCGCGCTGCCAGTTCGCGGGACCGCCCTGGAGGTAACCGGCCTTCCTCGCGTCCATCAGGTGTCCGACCTCCATGCCGTACGTAACCTTGAACCGACCCGCGTAGCCAGTGGAGTTGGGGCAGATGGCGAGCTTGTGCGTGTGTCCCATCACCAGCGACTTACCTGCCTTGAGCGCCTTGCTCGCGGCCGTACGGCCGGGGATCTGCGACATGCCCTTGCTCTCGTGTCCGTGAACCGCGACCCAGCCGGGCGCGATCGGGTAGTACGCGGGCAGCAGCTCGACCCCGTACGCCTCGAAGTCGAGGAGCTGGTCCAGGTCGAAGTACTTGGCGTCAGCGAGTGCCGGCGCGTTCTTCGCGAGGTAGGTCCGCGGCCGTAGGTCGTGGTTCCCTTCGAGCACACCGAGGGGTCCGTCGTAGACCTCGCGCAGCGGCTCCAGGAACTTCTTCTTGGCGTACTCGGCGTCACGCAGGACGTTGGTCTGGAACTCGGACTTGGTCCCGCTGTTCCAGCGGCTCGGCTCGGGGAAGTCCATGAGGTCCCCGATCTGCACCACCGCGTCCGGGCCGTACTCCCCGATGAACCTGATGACGTTCCGCAGCGCCCGTGTGTCCTCGTAGGGCATCTGCGTGTCGGATATGACGACGATTCGCTTCACTTGCTCTCCTTGCTCTCGGCCTTCTCGATGGCCCACTTGAGGTACTGGGCTGCCTTCTTCAGGTCTTGGACCTCCGAGCCCTTGTACGGGGCCCTGAGCACGTACTTCAGGACGTTGCCGGTCAGGAAGTCGTGGTGACGGGTCAGCTCGATGGCCTCGATCCCGCTCGGGTGGCTGGTGTAGTGGGCCGGGTGGCTCACCGCGTCACCGTCTCGTGTGGATGTAAAGTCCTGGGCCGCTTTAAGGGCGGCCTCCCACACCGGGGCCCACTCCTCGCGCTTCTTGGCGAAGCGCTCCTCCTGGTCACGGAAGGCGAGCTTCATGATCTCCTGCGACCGCGTCAGCGGCTTGCCGTTGTCGTCCTTCATGCCCTGCCCACCTTGTTGAGTACGGCCTCGCGGCCGTGGTTCTTGTACGTCTTGTTCACGTCCATGCCGGCGCCCATCGGGACCACCAGGCCGGACGGCAGCCGGTTCGCCACGGTCTCCGCGAACTCCATCCCGGCGTCGTCTCCGTCCGCCAGGACCCACACCCGCTTGTAGCCGACGAAGAGCTTGTCGAAGTGGGACTTCCACCCCTTGACGCCCTGGATGCCGACCGCGGGAAGCCCGCACATCTTCGCCGTCCACGTGTCCGGCTCGCCCTCGCAGACCGCTATCTCCTCGGCCTCCTGCTGGACGGCGAGGGTGTTGTACACGCGGTGCGTGTCCCCGGCCATCGACTGCATCTTCCCGTGCCCGGTGTGCACTTCCTCTTCACGGAAGGTGCCGTCCGCGTTCTTCACGCACTCCGGCCGGACACACCGGAAGCGGATGGACATCACGCTCCAGTTCCCGAGGGCGCCTCGGCGGAGGTACGGCACGGCCACCGTCCCCCGGTACTGCTCGAAGCCGCTAGGCGCCGAATCGCCTACGTACCCGAGACTGAAGTGGTCGACCGTCTCCTGGTTCAGGCAGCGGTGTCCCACCAAATACTCTTCGGCCGGCGACCCCTCGAACTGGTCGCGGAAGGTCTTGGCCGCTCCCCAGAGCAGCTTCTTCCGCTCGTCGCTTAGCCTCACTGAACGTACATCCTTCTTCCTTCATGATGATCGAGTAGGCGGTCCCCTTGAAGTCGCACGCCTGGCAGGCTGCACAGCCCTGGTCGTAGTTGACGCTCGCGGAGGGGGTGGCCTCGTCGTGCGCGGGGCACAGGCACTTCACCCAGCCGGGCCGGTAGTCGGGGGCATCCCAGTGCGGGTAGTAGATGCGGAGCACTTCCCGGATGGGGCCGGGCTCGACGTCATCGTGCCGGGCGCTGAAGCGGGCCACGCAAACTACCAAAGTAACTAACCTTCACCGGGAACCTCCGGTGTGACTGGCTCATCAGACTCCATGTCGGGTCCAGGACACCGGCCGCGATGCGGTCGACTCGCTGGCTCTTGCCCGTGCGGGCCGGTCCCTGCGCCTCGTCGTTCATGTCGCTCCTAGCGTGTGGATGTCAAGCGATGGTCAGTACGAGATGCCGGAGAACGGGCTCCGCGCCTCGTTGTCCTCGTACGTGAAGTGGCGAGTGAAGGAGACCTTCACCGGGGCGTCGGCCATGCCCTTCACCAGGGTCTTGATGACCTTCGCGATCTCGTCGGCCTTCTCGTCGGAGAGGGCGGAGGAGACGCCAACCATGAAGCTAGCTCGCGGTGTTGCCTTCATCATCATCTTGCCTTTCAGGCTGTGTGGATGTCAAGTTGACTGGCGAAAAAAGCGCTGCCCGATCAGCCGGACAGCAGGCGGGTCTTCCAGGTACTCGGCCGCATTGCGGGCGATCTCCGGGTTATCACGGAGCCCCTTCGCGAGGAGCTGTCGGTTGCACCTGGCGCAGCACAGGCCGCGGACGACCCCGGTCTTGTGGCAGTGGTCCACGTCAAGGCGCTTGGAGCGCGACTGCCGGCAGATAGCGCAGACGCCGCCCTGTAGCCGAAACAGCTCGTCGTACTCCCCTGGCTTCAACCCATACGTGGCCTGCACCCGGGATGCGTGGGAGGCCCTGGAGCGTGCCTTGCGCTGACACGTAGTGCAAACCCTCCCCCGGGCGCCCGTGTAGAACTTCAAAGCTCGACAGAGCTGGCACTTGTCGCACCTCTTGAATCCCTTCTTGCAGTCGGCCATACCTCTCCGGTCAGTACGTGATGGTCGAGAACTTGTCGTCGGTGATCTGCATGGTGTTGCCGTCGAACCCGAGGCTGACGAAGGTCTGCCCACTGGCGTCCGACTTCCCGGCCCGGTTCTTCACGGTGCTCACCGCGAGTACGTCTTCCTCCGGCTTGTGCAGGGTGAGCACGAGCGCGGGAACGCGAGTGATCTGGCCCTTCACTCCGGACATGGGGATGGGGCTCTGGCCGTCGTTGTGCGGGCCCGTGGTGTGGTGGAGGCCGGCCACATGGGCGCCGGTCTGCCTCGCCATGTCGTTGGCCCAGTCCATCAGGCTCTCCAGCCCTCCGAACGGGTCCTCGTCGTTGGCCTGCGTCCCGCCCCGGATGTTGGTGATGTTGTCCAGCACCACCATGTGGGCGTCCTCGCCATACAGCTCGTACCAGGCCGACACCGTGTCCTCGATGTCGTCGATGGTGGGTGAGGCCGCGTAGTCGAAGCGGATGGGGTGCTCGTCCAGCAGCTCGGCATAGGTTCCGATGTCGTTCCGGCGGACGGCCGACATGGAGTCGGTCATCTCGGTGCCGGTAAGGATCGAGATCGCTCGGGAGAGCTGGATGTCTGCCGACGAGTCGGCGGAGAAGTAGATCGTGGGGATCGGGCTCTCAGCCCGCAGGATGCGGCTCAGGGTGTACGCGCTCTTACCCGTGCCGCCACCGGCCACGGTGAGCGAGAGCTGACCACGGATGTACCGGGTGCCGGCCTTCTCCATGCTCTTGTAGGCCGCGGGGAGCGGTTCCCCGGAGTCACCCTTGGCTCGGATGGATTGACTCAGTGTGTACATTCAGTTCCTCGGTGGTGATCGACAAGGTTGTCAGAGGGCGTCGTTCTTCACGGTGCGGAAGACGCCGGCGCGGGAATCGCTCATGAACTCCAAGGCGGCGTGCGTCATGCCCGCGCGGGTGGCGGCGATCTCCTGGCGCATCGCCTTACCCATGCGGTGGAAGGTCTCGGTGCGGATCTCCAGCACCTGCTTCATCTCGTCGATGTACGACCGGAAGAGGTTGAGCTCGGCCCGGAGCTGGGCTCGCTCCTGCTCGGCCTGGTCCAGGCGATCGACGATCGTGCGCAGGGCCGCGGTGGCTCGCTGTTCGCCTTCGCCGTGCTTCTCGACGACCATCTCTTCGATGTCGAGGATCTGACGCTCGACCGTCACCATGAAGCGGGCGTGCTCCATGTCCATGGCGAGGTGGGTAACCGTGGCGTCGGGGTTGGGACAGCACTCGGCGGCAATCTCAGCCGCCGAATCGGTGTCGCACTCCTCGACAACGTCGGCGGTGATCTTGTGCGCGAAGTTCTGGATCATGTGGGGCTGCTCCTGGCAGGGTTTCTCGACCGCCCCCATCTGGGGCGCAAAGTTTGCGGCGAGTGCGGGTGTCTTACGAAGCTCTTACATGGTCTAGACCGGTAATTTACACAAAAGGTTGATCCCAGGTCTTAAACCTTGGTCCCGGGGATGCGGGACTAAAGTCCCTAGGCTGCGTACTCGCAGCTCCTCTGCACGGGGCATCGCCCGCACTTCTCCGGGTCCGGCCGTGGCGTGAAGTCCCCTGACTTCACACCCTCATCCATTCGGCCAAACACATCCTCCAGTCGGCCCGTGTGGATGTCAAGTTTGCGAACCCGGCTGGGCTTGCCGGTTTTCCCTGACCAGTAGTCACCAGCCTTGCATTCGAGGCCGTAGAGCTTGTTCATCGCAAACGCGTAGACATCGAGTTGGAATGTGTCGTCCATCTTGGGTATGACACCCGTCTTGATGTCTCGAACCAGAGGACCATGCTTCGGGTGCTCAATGACCTGGTCTATGAAACCGATCACCTTTACGCCGTCGACCTCGATATCAAATCGCTGCTCAATAGCTGGCACACCGTCAGCAGATTTCCAGATGGTCTCGTCCGGGTGCGTCTTGTACCAGTCGACGTAGCTCTCGACCTGGCCCATCCCGATTGACCAGCGCCGCTCAAGGTCGGTGAACCCCGGGTAGGGGCCGCTCGCCTGCCAGCCCTCCTCGTCCGGCTCGGCCTCCAGGGCCTCGTTCGCCATCCGGGTGTAGACCTTGCTGTACACGGCCTGGGCGTCGTCGAGCGCCATGCGCCGGCCGCTCTTCTCCCACTCCTCCGCCGCGGAATGCACCGCGACTCCTTGTGCCAGCCAAGCCGCCTGCAACTCCGGCTCCCGGGCGATCCTCGCCAGAAAGTAGGCGTACGGACACTGCTCGTACTGCTTCGTCTGCGACACGGACCTCGGCTTCGTCTTGTACGCCTCGGCCCGCTCTTCGATGGTGGTGCTCAACCCGCGCTCCATCCTGTGTGGATGTCAAGTGTCTTGGGAAAGGAAGGGCCCCCACAGGGGCCCGACCCTCTACCGCTCGTTCGTTACTCGTTGCCCTGCTTGAGGCCCTGTTCGATCACCTTCCGGCTGAACACCTTCCGCTGCTGCGCGGTCGGCTCACCGTGAGGGCGCACGATCAGATCCCCATCGCCCTTCTCCCGGTCCTCCAGTCGCCAGCCGCCGCACTGGGCAAGATCGTTTCCTGGCTGCTCGGGATCGTGGACGATGATCTCGTTCGCGTCGAGCGTCCCCCACCAGTGGGTTAGCTCTCGCCATCGGACCGGCGTGAAGCTCGACGGGTCCGGGTTCAGCGCGTACTTCATGTGCGCAGTGATGTAGTTGTACAGCGAGCACTGCTGCTGGTGCGCCGGCACCGTGAAGGGCCGCAGCTCCTTCAGGTTCCCGCGGTCGCCTTGGTCAAGCTGACTGGCGTCACCCTTGATGTGGTGATACACGCCCTGTCGGCTGATGCCGAAGAGGTCAGCGATGTCCTGTACGGACATCTCTTTCTTCATGTCGGTACGCAGCCGCTTAATGATCTCAGGGCTTGCACCGTCGTTGGCGACCGTACGGAGGTACCGCAGCCTTTCCGGGGACACCCCCTTAGTCTTCAGCTTGTCGAAAAGCGCTTCCCGCTTCTCAGCCGCGTTCTTACTCATACTCATGATCGTAAGTTTCGTTCTGTGTGGTTGTCAAGTGAGACCAGCCCTCCTAAGCGCCAGCCCTAACCGGTTAGACCCTCTTGGAGGCCCAACCGAGAACCACTATCGAGAGCATCACCCCAACCAGGGGCGACGCCGCGAAAGCCAGGCTGGTGAAGCCCAGCACCACACAGAGCGCCATCACGGTCGTCTCGGCCGGTACGTCGTTCCGAACGAACTTGTACCCGGCCGCAGCGCACGCGGGCGTAGCCGCAGCAGCGGCAAGCCAAATGATCAATTAGGTTCCTCCAGCATGACGCACGGGAGGTAAGTCGTTTCGACCTCCGCGTACTGCTCAACCAGCTTGTCGTGCGCGGCCGTTCCCGGCTCCTCGCAGTCGCTCGCGATGTCCGACCACATGGCGTGATTGGCCTCGGAACGGTTCTCTACGTCGATAACCCATGGGTCATCCCGGAATCGGACCGCTTCCCTCAGCACGTCACGACACTTCGCGTCGTGAACTCGGAAGTGACCCTGGTTGATCAGAACTGCGACCTTCATTGCGTGCTCTCAATCCCTAAATTACGTAGCTGGTGTGTGGATGTCAAGTCGGTGGATGTGGGGATGGGCCTCTGCCTCACCCCCACACACCCCGACCTCGCGGCCGGCGCCCGGTTACGGGGCCTGCTGCTGTGCGTGCTACTCGATCAATTCGACTGGAGGAGAAGGGAGTTCACGGCCTTACTTGCCGCACTCGATGCAGCGGCTCATGTGGTTCTGGATCTTCCGTGCGATCCAGCTCTTGTCGACCCGCGCGGCCTCCCTGAACTTGGGGTCGCCCGTCCGCTGGTAACGCTCCTCGTCGACGGCCGTGTTGATGCTGTCCCGGATGGCCCGAGCCTTGGTGCAGAGCGTCACTTGATCTTCCGCTCCCTGGTGACGGCGTCCCCATCCCTCGGGTCCAACTCCCACTGCCCGTGGTCGTCGCAGTAGGCCGTGGACAGCCACCTGCGAATGCCGTACCTCTCCAGGTCCATCCACCTCGTGGCCGGTACCCCGCAGTTCCAGATCCAGCAGCCCACCTGTCCGTCGTCGAGCGTCTGGAAGTGCTTCACTTCGCTCGCGGTCCCGCCCTTGCCCATCAGCCTTGCTCCACCCTCTTGAGCGTCCTGCCGGGGAACCCGATGCTCCCGCCGTACATGCGCTGCGCGTTCCTGTCGTGGGTGTGCAGCACGAAGTTGTGGCCGCCGTTCTCCCACTCGATGACCTTCACCACTCGGAAGTCGATGGGGTGGCCCTTCTCGTTGAACATGACGCCGCCGGCCATGTTCCGGAGGTACACGCGATCACCCTCGGTGTACTCGCTCACGCGCCCAGCTCCTCGACCTCGGTGTCCGGGAGGATCGTCACGAAGTTCTGCCGCGTCGGCCCCGCGGCCGGGTCCTGGTCCACGTGCAGGCGCACCGCGTCGACCTTCTTGAGGTTCCACTGCGTCTTCACCCGCTTCGGCTCCGCCACGAGGTATCCCTCGCGCGTCACGTCCCAGCCTCGGGTGTCGTGCCCCGCGACCCGGATGTGGTCGCCCGCCTTCAGGTCGTCGATCTTCTTCACGGTCACGCCTTCCTCACGTCTGCCTCGATGTAGGCGACCACGTCGCCCCTGGTGTTGATGGCCCCGGCGATACTCCGGGCCTTGGCCAGACCCGCAGGGCCCGGCGGGCACCAGGCCACGGAGTGGCGGTGCCACCCCTCGCCCTGCTTCATCACGTAGAAGCCCCTGCACTCGGCCGTCCCCGAGTCAGTGATCTGCACCCTCAGTCCCTCCGTATCCGGACGTTCTCCAGCGGGACGACCTCCAGGTCCCGGCACTCCTCCGCGAAGGTCTGCCGAGCCAGCCCGTACCGCTTCGGCTCGATGACCACGGCTGTGATGTGCGCCTTCTTCATGGGGTTGTCCGAGTACACGGCTCCGACGATCACGCCGTCGAAGACGTGGCGGTAGCTCTTGAACTTGACCCGCACCCCGTGACGGATACGCCTCGGGTGCGGCGGCCGGCCTTTCACCAGTCCCACCAACCCCGGACCTGCTGCGGGGTGTCCTCGTAGTGGCACCGGATCACGTCGTCCAGCTCGGCGCCGCTCTTGTCCTCGCGGAGAAGGTGGATCATCGAGACGACCGCCAGGCCCAACAGGTCCCTATCCCTGTCGCCTAGGTCCAGCTCGTCCAGGACGATGTCCGCACCGGAGTTGACCAGCTCTTCGATTCGCTCAAGCGTGAGCACGTGCAGCCTCCCGGGCCCTCTCGATGGCGGCCACCAGGCGGCCCGCCTCCTCGTCCGTCAGGTCCATACCGAACTCGGCCTCGAAGCTCGGCCCCTGCTCGACGGAGTCCACGTACCACTTCACGTGAACCCGCTCGCCGGCCTCCTCGAAGGACAGCGTGCTCCGCAGCCCGTACCTGTCCACGTCCACCCAGAACTCCCGAACGAGGCCCGCGTCCACGCCTTGGCCCTCCTCGATCACGATCTTCGTCACGCCGTCGCCCACTCCCTCGTCTCGATGCCGAGTTCGCTCAGCACCTGGTCGTACATGCCGTTGTCCTCGGCCCATGTCCAGTCCTCTTCCGGCACCCCGGGCCGGGCCGTCCAACACAACATGTGGTTGCTCGTCGCCGTGCGTCGGTCGGAGCACAGCCGCTTCGCGTCGTCCCTCTCGATCTGCCACAGGACCCGCATCCGCGTCGGCGTCGTCCTGCGGCTCGCGATGAACACGTAGACCGGATCGTTCACGCGGCCTCGACCTCCAGGCGGCGCGCAGCGACGTTTATGGGAAGCGCGTCGCCGCCGTCCCGGCAGTGCTTCAACCACATCTGATGCGCCACGGTCCGCTCCGACATCTGCGGGTGGGCATCCACCTCGTACACGTAGTCCCGGCCGTCCTCGTCCTCGACGACGACCTCCCACACCTGCCTCTCGGTCACGCGTCCTGCCCCTTCACGATGTCCATCACGGTGATCTGTCCAGCTGCCTTCATGTCGTCGTGGAACCGCTGCGCGATCCCACTCCGGACCTTCTCCAACTCGCGCTTCTCGATGGGCAAGTCCTCCAGGCACACGGGGCACTCGAACTCCTCGCCCTCCAGGTCGATCGCACCCTCGTAGGCCAGGCCCTCGACCTGTTCGCTACACTCGTGACTCGACACCGCGCACGAGCACTCCTCACCGGCGTGGCACTCGTGATCGTTCGGGTGGTTCTCGTCCCACTCGATCTCGTTCGCCCGGTCCTCGTTGAGGTACGGCCAGGCGGCGAGCTGCCCCTCGATGTCCGCCACCACGCGCCGGATCGGCTCGTGCTTGGCGTTGTAGACGAAGGTCTCGGCCGGTCCGTAGCCCCAGTGGAGCTGGTTCGGGTCCTCTTCCTCCAGGGCCTCGATGACGGCCTCGGCGTTGCTCACACCCCGGGCGTAAGCCTCGGTTGAGCCGTAGTAGTTGTATCCGTGGGTCCGGCTGGAGACGAAGTGCCCGGCGTGGTCCCGGATCGCTGCAATGGAGTCCCAGTCGGCTTGCTCAGCCTCGCCCCGGAACTGGTACTCGGCATACCAGGGGCTGTGTCGGCAGAGCTCGCGGAGTTCGTCGGAGATCTCGACGCTCATGCGATTCAATCCTCTTTCGCTCTTGTGTGGATGTCAAGTCAGACGGATTCGAAGACGTGCCCGTTGCGGCTGATGGTGTAGTTCGTTTCCCACGTGGCGAGGTCGACCTGCGGTTCCTTCAGGTCGTTCTCCCGGCAGAACCGCTGCACATCGCGGAAGCTCACCCAGACCTCTTCGCCGGTCCGCTCGGTCTTCAGCCCGATGTACCCGTGATCATCGATCGACTGGCGGGCGTACTCCTCCAGGGACTCCCACTGCCCGCTGTACGCGTCTCCGAACTGGCTCCCGGCCTCCTCCACGTCCCAGGCACAGATGGCCAGGTAGTCCATGAACGCTTCGGTGTCGCGCTCATGGATGCCGTTCTCCTCCATCACCCGGTAGGAGTGCAGCACCCCCCACAGCGGCCAGTCGGTGTCCACCACCGGCATCCACTCCGCCGCGAAGTCCTTCACGTCGTCGGCGTCGAACCCGTGCTCCTCGGCAAAGGTTGCGATCGTCTTCATGGCACCCACAGCTCTACTCCTCGGATCGTTGACGGCCCCGCGGTGGACACACTCCACCCCCGGCCGGCGGGACCTTAGTCCCTACTTGCTCGCGGTCAGCTCTCGCAGGGACAAAGCCCACTCGGCCAGCTCAGAGACCAGTTCCACACACGCGTCGTCGTGGTCGTTCAGGTCCTCGTATTCGTCGTTCATGCGGGCCCGGTGAAGCGCCATGGCCTCCCGAACGAGCCTGCCCACCGGGTCAGGCAACTCGCACTCGTGACGCTCGTTCTGGCAGTGCCCACAGAACACGTCATCGTCCGGGCCCTGGTCGTAGTCGCTCGGGTAAGCCGCGAGATCCATCCCGCAGTCCGAGCACTCGACCATGCCCGTCCATTCGTTAACTCGCACCGGCCATCTCCCGTTCGATGCTCTCTGCCAGCTCGGAGACCAGCTCCAGGCACCCGTCAACGAGGTCATCGAAGTTGTCGTACGTCTCGTCCATCCGCTCCCGGTGCAGGCTCAAGACCTCTTCCAGCAGCTCACCGCGCAGCTCGTAGCTCAGGTTCGTCACCGGCCACACTCCAGGCAGCGCCTCATGTGCCGCTCCAGGAGTCGAGACATCCGTATCCGGGCACCGATCGCCATCGTTGCGTACGACTCCTTTCCGGTTTCGGCGTGGTTCCTCTTGCACGTCTCCGAGTCCTGCAACCCCTCAGTCCGGATGTCCCTCGCTCGGGTGCAGAGCACCATCACACTTCCTCCCAGGCAGGCAGCAGACACCCTGTCCGGGCGTCGTTCCACCCGAAGTTCGCCGCCGGGCTCGGCTCGCCCAAGTCCTGTTCCACGAGCCGGATGATGTCTCCGGTGTCCACGCACTCAGAGGTCATGAAGCGGTGCGCCTTGACGTAGGCCGCGCAGTCGTCGACCCCCGCCGCCACGATCGTCCAGGCCCCCATCTCCGGCGACTCCGGAAGGTCGAAGGTGAACGTGTAGGTCTTGCACCTGTAGTGCGAGCCGTCCAGGTGTGAGCCCGCGTCCCACTTCGAGCACGGTCGGATGTAGAACCCCTCCCGGCTCTGCCGAAACTGGTCGGTCTTGAACTGCGTGCTCATGCCGCCACCAGCTTCCTTGCCTTGATCTTGCGTACGTCGTCCACCTCGAAGCCCGTCGAGTTGTCGAAGTACGCGTTCAGGTCGTCAGCGCTGCACAACTCATCCGATGCCAGCTCCTCCGCCTCATCCCGGTCCGTGGCCGTAACCCGGACCTCGTACGCCACCGTCTCGACCAGCGTCACCAGGTACTCAGCCACGGAACCAGTCCTTACCGCCCGCACCGACCAGGATCGAGCCCACAGCGTGCTCCAGCTCATCCCCGGCGGTCGTCCCGCACTCCGAGCACGTCACCTCGTAGTCCACCTCCGAGAAGCCGAAGATCGAGAGCACCGGCTCACCGTCCGGACCCCGGTCCAGATTCAGCCACCCCTTGGCGGAGGCTTCCATCACGCCGTCGCAGCTCTCTCGGCGGCAGGTGAAGACGGAGTTCGAGCACTCAACTTCGTTGACGTAAGGCATGGTTCATCCCTTGTCGTTCGTTGGGTTGGGTTGGACTGACAGTCCATGACCGATCACCCGAGCACGGGTGTCCGATCAAAGATCGTCAGATCTCCAGGTAGTTCGCGAAGGCCCACATCGGGAAGCTGATGACGACCGTTTTCGAGAGCGAGACCCCTCGCTTTACGGTCCCGTCGTCCCAGGTCTGTTGCATGAACGCGTACTCCAGGAGCCCGCTACAGTCCGCGAAGCTCGATGCCGCGAACGCGTCCGGGAACTCGGCATCCACGTACCGGTCGTCGTCCCACCCGTGGAGCTTGGCGGAGTACAGATCGAGCACGGTCTTGAGCTTGTCCACCAGCTCCGGTGACACGTTGTCTCGGGTGATCACAGAGTCCTCCTGATGTGTGGATGTCAAGTGTCAGACCAGCGGAATCTCGGACTGAGTCCCCGCGTCGTAGATCGCAAGCTCGTTCCGCTCACGCCCCAGCCGCATGGCATCTTCCCGGTCCTCGATGATCTCCACCAGGTCCAGGTACAACACGTCCCCGGAGACCCAAGTCCCGTACCACATGCGCTCGTTGGCGGCCACGGTCAGCAGATGCTCAGCCACGAAGCCAGCGATCACCCCGGCGGAGCCGTCCCACCCGAAGATCTTCTTGCCGTACTCCGGCTTCGCCACCACGTACCCGGAGGTCGGGTTACTCCTACCGCGAGCCCAGGTGAAGCCACCCTGAACCGTGGTCTCCGTCGCGATGTGCTCAAGCGTCAGCATGTCCGTGTTCCGTTCCAGTCTACCGTGTGGATGTAAAGTGCCGGGGCTGTGAGAGGGCACAGCCCAACCCTTGCCGCCCTAGTTGTCGTCGCCCTCGATGGACCACGAGCCGTCCTCGAAGAACGTGATCGGGTAGTCCGCTCCCCCGTAGTTCAGGCCCATGGAGTTGACCTCCCAGAGGATCGCAGAACACGCGTTGTGACCCCGCCCGCACTCCTGCCAGACCGTGTACCCGATCTTGTCGAAGGCCCCGTCCAGGGACTCGTTCACGACCTCGACAGCTATGGCGTTCGCGTCCCGCTGATGACCGGCCTGCGCCGAAGCTGCGTACCCGGAGACCCCTACCGCAAGGATCGCGGCCCCGACTCCGGCAATGATCGTGCGCTTCATGCTCATGAAACTTCCCTCAGTGTGTGGATGTCAAGTCAGGCTGCTGCGGAAAGAGCGATGGCCGTACGCAGGGCCTGCGTGTCGTTCTTCGAAAGCCCAAGGCTGGCCTGATTCCGGAGACGGCGGAGTTCGAGCACCGCTTCAGTCGGCTGGGGAACCGCAGGCTTGGTCAGCTTCACGAGGGATACACCACGGGTCGCCATAACAGTCTCCTGGTAGTCGTTGATCGGGATCGGATTCCCGTTACCGCGTCCAGCTCCGGACGCCTTGCACCCCGCACAGAGAAGCAGGGTCTTACCGTCACCCCACTGCCCGACGAACCGGGCCTTACGGAGGATCTGGTTTCCGTCCATGTCGTTCCACATGGCGCAGATTTCACAGTTCACGATGCGTTCCGCTCTCGTGTTGTTGCAACATCACGTTATCAGTTGATGTTGTGTGGATGTCAAGTCGCTTAGCGACTTTGAACGCCGACAAGTCCCTACCGAGATTTGCCAGCGAACAGAGTTGCTAAGCGGCACTTACTAGTGCGCTACACCGGTTGACAGGGAGTTCCGGGGTCCCACGGGCGTAGTCGGTCCGATACCGCCACCGCCTCCGGATCGTGAGCCGGGGTCAATGGTGGGCGGTCGCTTCTGACGCGTTTCCGTCCTTGTATGCGCACTAGTCATGCGCCGTGTCTGCGTTGGTCACTCGGCCGCTTCGTGCGGCTGTCGTCGTGTCCTGCTGACACCGAGAACATTACGCACGTCGGTGTGTGGATGACAAGTCGAGTGGTGCTGATGCATAGGGGTGGGGGGTACCTGGGTCGCATGATCGGGAATACAAAACCGCAGGTCAGATGCCATGCACTACCCACGCTTGTTGTCTGGATCACACGTGTGGATGACAAGCCGTGACGCTGCTGTGAGGCACGGCCGTACCGACATGGGCCACGTGGTCACCACACGCACGGCAGGCCATCAGTACCGCGCGCACGCGCGTGCACGGCTCCTGATCTGGCAGCACGTACACCCATGATCAGGACAGATGGTTATGCACTGCAACAGTGGACAACGCGCACAGTTGCACACGCTGGTCATTGATGCGGTCAACAATCCACATCACAACAGTTGCACACACAACTACGACGCACGCTCGTACGTGCACGCTGCATAGACATGGATGGTGTGCATAGGTGTGCGATGTATTGCATTGCGATTCTTTCAATCGATTGAATGTTGAGCAATCAATTTCGAATCAAAAACTTGAATCGAAAACATTTCATCGACGAAAGGTTTTAGGGGTGAAAAATTCTGAGGAAAAAAGAAGGTGGGTACGGGAGGGGGGTACCTCGGATCACACGAAAGCCCTGCCCGATGCGTCATAGCGCCTCCGATCCTGTACGGGTCCAGAAGTGCAGAGGGTGACTGAATCTCACGCTGTGCTCACAGCCCGCTGAGTCTCCGGGTCCTTGCCGGCCCCTCCTCCGCGGCCCCTGATCACATGACCCAGGTCACACCTGGAAAGCGCCGGCCACCAGCTCGGTCAGGTCGACTGCCCAGGACTGACGGGGCTGCATGGCTATGCATGTGAACTGGCTCACTCTTTAGGCACTCTGTGCCGCGCCCCTATCTTTCGCGGCACCTCTATCTAAGTGAGGGAGAGAGCGAGCGCAGCGAGCGAACGACCGAACGCTCAGGCTGAGCTGAACAGGCCGCCCGAAAAGGCGGCCCTGAGTCTGAGAGATAAGAGCTAAGGCAGCCTCGGAAGGCTGCCCTGAGATTACTGAGAAGGCAGCCCTTGAAGGCTGCCTCTATTAGTCGCGTGCCGAAGGCACGCTCCTGTAGCTCAAGGATTTCTCAACCTACCTACGGGGCCTTCGAGGGTCCCGCTCCAAACTACCTACCTATCTAACTAACCTCCGGAGGTGCTGATGACCTGGACCCCACCTGCAACCACCAAGACCTACGGGTGGAAGCGCACCTCCTCCAGCCGCGAGGGCCGGGGCGACTGGAGCCGTCTGCGGCCATTCGCTTGGCGCCGGGACTGTGGTCTGTGCCAGCACATCCGGTACGACACCGGCCTCCCCTGCCTCGCGGCCGGCGCGGTGGTCGACCACATCGTGCCCATCTCCCAGGGCGGTTCTACCGCCCTCGACAACCTCCAGGTGATGTGCGAGTACCACCACACCCGGAAGACGGCCCTGGAGGCCGCTGAGGGCCGCCGGAAGGCTCGACAGGGGCACCGCCTTGGTCCTGGTCGTGGCCGTCGACCCGGCACATTGGAATAGGTGACCGGGAACACATTCCGCGAATGCCGCGAAAAGGCGTTTGCGGCCCCTCTTTATTAGTGAGGGGAGATTGAAACTCCCCTCATGAGTGAGTGAAGTCCGGATTGGATTCGTCAGATACTCGCTCGCTCCCCCGCCCTTCCCGGGCGTGATGCTGCGGTTGAGCCCCCTGGTTGTAGCTCTGCTCCCAGGGGGTTCCCGCTGTTCCCCAACGACACGAAAGAGGACCCGAGAGCGTGAGCGATGAGTAAGAGCAAGGCGAAGCCCTCCCGGGCTTTCGAGGACAAGGCGGATCGGATGCTGAAGGCGGAGACGCGACAGCAGCGCGAGGCGTATCAGCTCCTCGACGAGTACCAGGACGTGTTCTCGGACGATGCTCTCGGCGCTGATGAGTTCTGGGACGACGACGAATTCGACGACTACTGCGAGCAGTGCCACGACTTCCACTGCACGGTGACCACCTGGTCCGGCGAGCGGTTCACGGTCGACGGCTGCGACGAGGAGAACTGAGATGGCCCGGCAGGGGTTCAACGGTCCGGCCCCGAAGAGGGCCGAGGAGAGGCGCCGGCGGAACAAGGACGTGGACCTGAAGGTCACGCCCAAGACGTACGGGAACATCGCGGCCCGGGAGGACAACTTCGACCCGAGCTGGCACCCCGCGGCCCAGCTCCTCTACCGCTCGTTCTCCGACTCCCCCGTCAGCCTGTACTTCGAGCCCTCGGACTGGGCGACGCTCCGGATCGTCATCGAGTCGGCCAGCGCCTCCCTGCTCCGCTACGAGGACCGGGTGAGCCTGGACATGGTCGGCTCGGTCATCAAGGGCCTGGAGGAGTTCCTTGCGACGGAGGCGACCAGGCGGCGGCTCCGCATCGAGACGGAGCCCCAGGAGGGCGCCCGGTGGCACGAGCCGGAGGAGTACTGGCACCCCCTCGCGACGGCTTGGTACGAGAGCCTTCAGCGCTCCGGCCAGTCGTCCTTCTACCAGGCCAGCGACATCGCGTTCGCCTTCTTCATGGCGGAGGTCATCACCCGGTACCTCGGTGCCGGCCTGAAGATGTCCGGCCGTCTTCTCGACGTGATCCTCAAGGGCTGCACGTTGCTCCTCGCGACGGAGGCCAGCCGGCGGATCGCTCAGATGGAACTCACCAAGATCGAATCTCGGAACATCGACGCGGAGATTACCGCGCTGATGGAGGAGTACGCCGCGGCTATCTAGGAGGTGCACATGGCGTGGGACGGAACCTTCGACTGGCGTCAGGACACCTCGGTGTTCGCGCGCAAGTGGGAGCTGTACATCAAGCCGGAGAACGAGATCCACGTGGCGACGGCCGTCGTCCTGGACTACGGAACTCAGCTCCATCTCCATAACGAGGGCTACCACAAGTGGTACGCGGAGTCCGTTCTCCCGATCGCTGATCAGCGCGAAAACGAGACTGATCCGATCGACCTGGACAAGAACATCGAGGCCGCCAAGAAGCTGGCCGAGCTGATGGTGCGAGCCGTCTTCACGTAGGAGGGAGAGACATGGCTGAGCTGAACGCCAAGGGTCGCAAGGTCCTGAAGGAGTCGAGCTTCGCTCTCTCCGGCCGGCGCTACCCGATCCACGACGAGGCCCACGCGATGGTCGCCCTCGGGCGGGTGAAGCAGCACGGCACCCCGGAGGAGCGCAAGAAGGTCCACGCGGCTGTGTGCCGCCGGTACCCCCATTTCGAGAGCTGCAAGATCAAGTAGAAGGAGGAACGTGGAAGCCGTCCTCACGATCAAGGACGACTACGTTCCCCAGTGCGGTCCTTGCAAGACGTTCGGGAACCGGGCCTGCGAGCACCGCACGCTCGGGTGGGGAATCCTCCGGTGGGCCCGGGAGAACTTCCGGGAGGACTGGAAGTACACCCCCTCCCAGGTGCGGACGATCCTCCGCTGGTACGAGATCGACGAGCACGGCAAGTTCGTCTACACGCAGGGCGCGTTGCAGTTGGCGAAGGGCACCGGCAAGGGCCCCTACTTCGCGACGCTGGCAGCTGTGGAGTTCCTGGGCCCGGCGAAGTTCTCGCACTTCGACGAGCAGGGCCGGGCGGTCGGCAAGCACGCCGACGAGCCATGGGTGCAGCTCTTCGCGGTCAACATCGACCAGACGAAGAACGTGATGCTCACGCTCCACTCGCTGTTCCACCCCGACGCCATCGCCAAGTACGCGATCGACCCAGGCCAGGAGCGCTACCACGCGCGGCACCCGGACGGGACCTTCGCGATCCTGGAGGCGAAGACCGCCTCGTACCGCTCCGCGGAGGGCGGCCGGCCATCGGCTCTCTTCTTCGACGAGACGTGGCACTGGAACGAGAGCAACGGCGGCCACAACGTCTTCGGCACGGCCACCGCCAACGCCGCCAAGGTCGGCGGGCGCATCCTCATGGCCACGAACGCGTACATCGTCGGAGAGGACTCGGTGGCTGAGCGCGTCCACGTCGCGTGGCAGCGGCAGCAGGACGGCAAGCAGCGCCGCACCGGCCTCTACTACGAGGCCCGGACCGCCAACCCTGACTTCGACATCGAGGACGAGCAGCAGCTCCGGGCCGCCATCGCAGCGGCCTACGGGGACGCGTACTGGGCGGACATCGACGCGATCATCGACCAGTGCTACTCCGGCGTGATCACGTACGAGGAGATCCTGCGGAAGTACTGCAACCTCGTCACGGCGTCTGAGGACTCCCTGATCGATCCGGTGGCCTGGGGCCGCTGCGAGATCGAGAGCGAGCTACGCCGAGGCGACCAGATCGCCTTGGGTCTCGACGGCGGCGAGGCCGACGACAGCACAGCGTTGGTGGCTATCCGCGTGCGGGACTCCTTCATCCAGCCCATCGCCATCTGGGAGAAGCCTGACGGGCCTGAAGCCCAGGTCTGGAAGGTGGACAAGGAGGAGGTCTCCGGGATGGTCGATTGGTGCTTCCAGAACTACAAGGTGCAGGCGTTCTTCAGCGATGTCGCCTTCTGGGAGACCTGGGTGAATCAGTGGTCCGAGCAGTACGGCCCCAGGCTCGCCATCCGCTCGACGGCCAAGAGCGCGGTCGCGTACGACATGCGCGGAAATCAGCGTGAGATCACCGACGCCAACATGGCGTTCGTCGGTGCGGTCGAGCAGGGCCTCGTGAAGCACAACGGGCACTTCGGCCTGAAGCGCCACGTCGAGAACGCGAAGAAGCGTCACAACAAATTCGGCATCGGCTTCGGCAAAGCCAGCCGGGATTCCCAATACAAGGTCGACGCCTACGCGGCGACCCTCGCTGCATATATCGCCAGGCGCCGCCTGGTCGAGTCCGGTAAGAACACAACCCCAAAGCCCGTACCTAAGTACCAGGTGATTGGAGGTTTTTGATCACCTGGAGGTAGTACGTGGCAGAAGAGCAAGACGCGAATCTCCCCATCAACATCACCGACATCGATGAGCGAATAAAGCAGTCCCTCAAGATGATTGAGAAGGACTACAAGAAGCTCAACACGGTGGATCAGTACGTCCGCGGCCTGCACGCCTCGCCGTACACCCCCCGGCGCTCCAACCCGGAGTTCAAGGAACTCGTTCGACGCTCCTTCCACAACATCATCCCGCTTCTGGTGGATGCTCCGTCGAACGCTCTCTCCGTCGAGGGCTACCGGCGCCCGGACGTGACGGGCAACCCGCCGGAGTGGACGTTCTGGCAGTCGAACCGGATGGACCAGAGGCAGACCCTCGTCCACCGCTCCGCGATCGAGTCGGGCCAGGCGTACGTCTCGGTGACGCCGGCCGACCCGAAGAAGCGCCCGGGTGTCGACCCGAAGACGCCGGAGATCCGCACCTACCCCGCCATCCGCATGTTCGCGGGCTATGACGATCCGATCTTCGATGCCTTCCCGCTGTACGCCCTGTTCATCGAGAACAACGTGTACTCCGACAAGGAGCCGACCCGCGGCCGGTTCTTCGACGACAAGTTCGTCTACGAGCTGACCATCGGCAAGGAGTACAAGATCGAGGGCAAGCGCCCTCATGGTCTCGGCGTCTGCCCGGTCGTCCGCTTCACGCCGAAGATGGACCTGATGGGCCGCTCTCAGGGCATGGTCGAGGGCATCATCAGGTACCAGGACAAGCTGAACCAGATGTGGCTGTCGCTGCTCATCGCGCAGCACTACACCGGCTTCGCGATCCGCACGGCCACCGGGCTTTCGCCGGTTGAGCGGGTCGACGAGAACGGGATGCCGATCCTCGACGAGGACGGCCAGCCCACCTACATCCCGCCGGTCCTGGACCCGAGCACGATGCTCGTCAGCCCCAACCCCGATACCAAGTTCGGCCAGCTGCCTTCCGCCCCCACCGGGGAGTTCCTGGAGGCGATCGAGCTGCTGACAAGGCACATGTGCGCGGTCACGGAGACCCCGCCTCATTACCTGCTGTCCGGCAAGCTCGCGAACCTCTCCGCGGATGCCCTGGCGGCGGCCGAGTCCGCCTTCACGCGGAAGATCGACGAGATCCGGCACTCCTTCGGTGAGAGCTGGGAGCTGGTGCTCCGGCTGTGTGCCCTGGTCTCCGGCGATCAGACCGGCTTCGAGATCGAGGACGCCGAAGTCCAGTGGGCTGACAAGGGCAACAGGTCGTTGGCCCAGGCCGTTGACGCCGGGCTCAAGCTCTCGCAGATGGGCGTCCCGGTGGACCTGGTCCTCACGAAGATCCCGGGCTTCACCCAGCAGGACGTTGACCTCGTGCGCGAGCGCATGGAACAGGCGCCGGCCGAAGAGGGTGATGGCACCGAGAAGAAGCCCTCCGAGAAGGACAAGCAGCCCGCCTTGAGCGGCGCTGACCAGAAGGAGAAGAAGCCCGCGCCGGCCGCGGCCAAGGCGAAGACCCAGCCCGAGGAGACCGTGAAGAATGGACAGCAGGCAGCAGCAGTCTGACAAGGCCCGCAAGGTCTTCCGGGCCGCTCAGCACTCGCTCGGCGTCGAGGCCGTACGGCTCACGCTCCGGCTCGTCTCCTCGATGACCCCGCAGGCTCTTCGGAAGAACCCTGCGGGGTTCGTCGCGAAGTGGCACCACGAGATCAACGGGCTGCGCAAGAAGTCGAGGAAGGCCGGCCAGGCGTACTACCGGCTGGAGCGGGCCATCTGGCTCGGCCGCACGGTCGATGACGGGCTCGGTATCCGCCCGACGATGAACGGGCTGTGGAACGACCTCTACGGCGTTGCGGACATGCCGAAGGTGTCCGGGGTCGGTGACCCGATCCGTCTGGACCCGTCGCCCTGGAGCGAGGACAACGACCGTGAGTCCCACAAGGACATGTCGACGGTCTTCCACTTCAAGGCGACGGAGCGGCTGAAGAAGGCCGAGAAGGAAGCCAACAAGGACTTCCTGACCATCGAGTCGCTTGACGACCTGGACGACATCCTCATGCAGTCCATCGCGGACAACCTTGCTGGCGAGGCTCAGAAGGTCACCGAGGGCGGAGGCCGCGATGCCATCTCCGAAGGCGTCCTGAAGGACCCCGGAGCCCTCCGCTACATGCGAGTTCCCGAAGAGGGGGCTTGCTACTTCTGCATCATGCTCGCCTCCCGCGGAGCGAGCTACCGAAACAAGTGGACCGCTGGTGACGCCGATGTGCGGCAGTTCCACCCGAACTGCAAATGCGAAGCGGTTCCGATCTTCTCCAACGACTACGAGTACCCGCCCGAGGTGAAGGCAGCCGTAGCCGCTTGGAAGAACTTCGGCGGCGGCAACAAGCAGCAGTTCCGCCGCTTCATGGCCAAACACCAAAGGGAGATTGACTGATGGCTGACGAGATTATCGAAGAGACTTCCACGACTTCCGAGGACACCTCGGAGACCGTTGAGGAGACCACGACCGAAACCGTGGTCGAGGAGGCCCAGGAGAAGGCAGAGGAGCTTCAGGACCCGAAGATGCGGGACCTGGCGCAGACACCTGCCGAGTCCACCACTCAGGAGGAGCTTCCTCCGGTCGAGGACTTCAAGGGCCAGTACGAGGCGCTGAAGGCAGAGTTCGAGTCGCTGAAGGCGAAGTACTCGGAGACCGCCGATCGTGCTGACTCTGCGGACCGGTTCAAGGAGGAGCTGGCTGCTGCGACGAGCCGCGTGGCTGATGTCGAGCAGCGTCTCCTTCGGCAGAAGGTTGGTACCGAGTTCGGTATCCCGGCTGCCCTGATCGACCGCCTTTCTGGTGACGACTACGAGGCCATGGCCCTGGACGCGAAGAAGCTCTCCGCGTTCGTCGGCGCCCCTTCGGGCGGCCTCGGCAAGGGCGGGCTCGACCCCAACGAGGTCGCGTTCGACGCGAAGAAGTTCGTTGCGCGTGAGCGCTCGAAGCTCTACAGCGCCTGAGCCTTTCCGCTCACCACTCCAGCCCCCTTTCCGGGGGCTTTTTTCATGCCCCGATTCCAGGAGGAGGCCAATTCATGGCTGACAGCAAGAACTTCATTTACGAGGCGGAAAAGCTCTCCGCCGTCGCGCTCGCCAACATCGAGCAGTCCGTCGTCCTGGCCGGCACCGTGCAGAAGCACCCCGCCGCCGAGTTCGACGGCGCCAAGGGCCACGTCGTGAACGTGCGCCGCCCCGCGATGCTGAACGGCTTCGACGAGGACATCGACGCCGGTAAGGGCAGCATCAGCGCTGACGACAGCTACACCGCTCGCGCGATCAAGTCCGAGGCCCTGAACGAGACCGTCATCGGCGTCAAGCTCGACCGTCACGTCTACTCGGCCGTTGACCTGTCCGACGCCGAGATGTCCCTCTCGGTGTCCAACTTCGCGACCCAGGTGGCGATGCCGCAGACCGAGGCCATCGTGAACAAGCTCGAATTCATGATCGCCAACCTGCTGAGCACCGGCAAGAACGACTCCGCCGGTACCTCCCTGTGGACCAGCGAGAACTCGTCCAACGTCGAGATCGACCTGGCCGACCACGAGAAGGCCGGCAAGGCTGTCCGCTTCGCCATCGCCCAGCTCGCGACCCAGCTCACCCAGCGGAACATCCCGACCTCGGGCCGCTTCCTCGTGATGGGCGCCCAGGCGGCCGGTCTGCTCCTGGCGGACCCGAACCTGTCCCAGGTCCAGGCCGCGGGCGAGGCTTCCGCCCTCCGTGACGCCACGATCACCCGCCTGCACGGCTTCACGATCGTCCAGGACAACCGCATCGGTGAGTACGAGATCTACGCGTACCACCCGACCGCCATCCAGCTCGTCACCCGCGCCCCTGCCGTCCCGGCCGGTGGCGTCGCGGCTGGTTCCTCGGCCGCTGACGGTGGCTACGCGATCCGCTGGATTCGCGACTACAACTCGATGACCGCGAGCGAGCGCTCCTTCCTGTCCTCGTACGCGGGCGTCACCTTCGTGACCGACCGCACCCGCGACAAGCAGGGCAAGGTCGTCGAGACCCCGAAGCTGATCCGCGCCCAGAAGGTCACCTTCAAGCCGAAGGGTGCCCAGGGCGGCGCCCCGACCAAGTAAGCACCCCGACGAGGGGCCCCAACCAAACTACCTACCTAACTAAGTAAGTGGCTGGGGCCCTCCGTCCTGACCGAGGAGGTATCCATGTGTGAGCCTCTGGGGACGGTGCAGGAGCTTGAGGCCCGGATGGGCCGCCCTTTCGTTGACGACCTGGAGAAGCGCCAGGCGGCGGCTGCCATCGCAGATGCGTCGGACATCGTCCGCGCGTACGGAAGCCCCCTGTGGGGCTGCGACGAGTACGACCGGAAGGTTCGCACTCCCCCGGCGGTCAAGGCCGTGACCCTGGCCATGACGGAGCGACGGATGAGGAATCCCGAGAACTTCGTCAGCGAGGGTGCCGGCGAGTACCAGTACAGGTACGCCGAGCAGGGCAGCAACGGGTTTGCCCCGTCCAAGCAAGAGATCATGCTGATCGAGAAGCTGGCCAACAAGTACGGGGTTCGCACCCTGGACGTTGTCCGTGCCGTCACGATCAACGGCCGTCGCTCCTTCCCGTACGACGAGACCGTCAAGGATGTCATCGACGCCGAGAACAGTTCGTAGGGGGCGTCATGGGCATCTTCGACCGCGCTCCCCTGGAGCTGGTGGTCTACGAGTTCGCAGAGGGCGACGACGGCTACGGAGGCACGATCCCGGTTCGCGGGAAGCGTCACGTTCTCCGGGTCTTCGCCCAGCCGATCGACGCGGACGACAACAGCTCGCAGGGCTGGACCGAGCCCGGCCGGTACAAAATCCTCGCTCGTGACTTCCCCACCTTCCGGTGGGGTGAGGTCGAGTTTGAGGGCCGGAAGTGGACCGTCAGCGAGTACCCCCGCAAGCACCGCGGCTCCCGGCGAACCCGGTTCGTCAGCGCCGTGATCGAGAGACGAGGGAGTCATGGGCTGGGTACACCCGCGAACGAATGAGATCGTCGCCGGTCTGCCCGGCGTGAAGGCCGCACTCAAAGAGACGGCCGGCAAGCAGAAGTCCAAGGTCATGGCGAAGGCCGCTGGCCACGTCGAGACGGGTTGGCTCATCGAGCACATCTCGGTCGAGGAGCACGACAAGGGCTACGCCATCGTGTTCACCGATCCCAACATCATCTCGATCAACTACGGCCACTGGCTCCGCAAGTCCAAGAACGGTCCGCCCATCAAGTGGGTGGAAGGCATCCACATCATCGAGGAGGGGTTGCACTGACGTACCTGCTTCCCGACTCGGAGGCCATCGTCATCGAGGCCGTGGACACCTACCTGAAGAAGGAGTTCGGCCGCGAGGCCGCTGTCCGCGTCGTCATGCCGAACAACTGGCTCGACCTCTTCCCCCTGGTCGTCATCCGCAAGAGCAGCGGGACCGCTCGAAACTCCAACCACCTTGACTCGGGAGTCTTCACGGCCCACTGCTTCGCGTCGACCAGGCGGGACGCGTCGCTCCTTGCCCGACAGGTTCGGGCGTCCCTGGCATCGGCTTGCCGTGACCGCTTCCGGTCCGAGCTGGAGCCGGGTAACCCGGGCCTCTCGTACTTCAAGGAGGTGACGGGGCCTCTGTACTCCTCCGGTGATACGCAGCTCAACCACGCCGACGTTCATCGCTTCGTGGCCAGCTACATCGTGTACACGCACCGCTGAGGGCGGGCCCCAAAACACCTAACTAACTAACCAAGAGGTCGTCCACCGCTGCCTGGTGGGCGGCCTCTTCGTCATGCCCTCACGGGCTGAAAGGAGGGCCTTGGTGCCCGACATCACCGACGAGAGCCTGAAGCCCAAGCACTACGCTCTCGCTCCCAAGACCGGCTACGTGTACGTGGCTGCTGTCGATACGCCGGCCCCGGTCGCGTTCCCCTTCGAGCCGGACGGCAAGGACATCTCCTTCGCCTACAAGGAGGGTGGGACTTCGAAGACCGCGACCTGGAAGTCCATCGGCAACACCTCGCTGGAGAACGGCATCGAGATGGCCGTCGAGGGCGACGACCCGGAGACGCTGGGTACCTGGCAGGTTCCGGCGCTTGAGGTGACCTCGCCCCCGAAGTCGTACTCGATGACGATGAACCTGGCGGACATCTCCGTCGAGACGCTGAAGCTGTACTACGGCGCTGGTGACTCGGCCGTGACCAAGGGCCAGTTCGTCATTCCGAACACGCCGACCACGACCGACAAGGCGCTGTACATCATCGGCACGGACGGCAAGCACGTCGTCGCCTGGTACTACCCCTCGGTCCGCATCATCGGCGCGGACAGCATCACGCTCGATCCCTCGGCCCTGACCGAGGTTCCCGTTCGCGCTTCCATCGTGAAGGGCCGGGCCTACGTCGAGCTTGAGGGCGATGACAACGAGGTCAAGCAGGAGACCGCGAAGGACGGCCTTGGCCGTGTCTTCCCGAAGACCCGCATCACCGCGGAGGACGACGGCACCACGCGTGCGCCGGTCCTCCTCAAGGACTCCGTCGAGTAAGAGTCCGCCACACACCACCCCCAGGGAGTGTTCCTCCCTTTCCGCTCCCTGGGGGTTCTCGCTTTACATCCACACAGAGAGGGAGGCCCCATTGACCATTCTTAGAGAGGGAGAACTCTTATGGCGATTCTGGATTTCAAGGCTCTGCTGGACGAGGCGGAGAAGGCGCCGGCCGTTGAGCTGAAGGGCATCAAGGGCGAGACCATCAAGCTGCGGAAGTTCGAGAACCTTCCCGGCGCCGACTTCAAGAACGTGCTCAAGTACATCGACATCATCCAGGATGACAAGGTTTCCGAGGCCGGGAAGATCGATGCGATGGACAAGTGCCTCATCGCCGCGGCCGACAAGAAGGACGCGCTGAAGGTCGCCCTGGAGAAGCTGCCCATGGGCGCCCGGAACAAGGTGTTCGGCGCCTGGATGGAAGACGGCGAAGCGGGAAACTCCTAAGCCTCCGCGGTGCCCTTGACGAGTATGGCGGGGAGATAGCAGCCGACCTGATGCGGTTCTACGGTGTCGACATCCATGGACTGTTCAGGGGTGAGCTGCCTCCCCGCTTCTGTCTCGCGCTCATTGAGCACTTGCCTCTTGAGTCGGCTTTCAAGAGCCGGGCACTTTGCGACGGAGGCGTCAAGGACGCGGGCTGGGATCGGAACACCTTCCTGCTTGCGGAGATGCTGGACGCTCTTCAGATGATTCACACCTCGTTCGTTCGGTCGAAGGTGAAGAATCCCCGAGCTGTACAACAGCCCGACCCGTATCGGCGCCCTGGTTCAACCCAGGAATCGGAGAAGAAGTACAACCCGTTCTCCAGTGCTCTCGATGAAGACCTCCCAGAACCTTCCGAGGACCGCGAACTGTACGGCGAAACCGGCCAGAGGACGTTTGCCATCCCCACAGAAATTCTGGCTCGATCCTCTTCCACCGAAGAGAAGGGAGCCCCGTTCAAGGTAAGTTAGGGAGGTCCTATGGCCGACGGACCCGGCGGTACGACTGTTGGTTCGGTCAATATTCGAGTTGTCCCGGATACCTCGAAATTCAAGCGCGAGATATCAGCGCTGATTGCGTGGTTCAACGGGAAGAAGCTGAAGCTCGAAATCGAGGCCGATACCGCGAAGGTCAAGGCGGAACTCGAAGCACTTTCGCGAGACCGACAGATCAAGGTCAAGGTCGACGCTGACACCACTGCCGCTAAGGCGAAGGTGGCTGCGGCTTCGCGAGACCGCAAGATGACCATCGATGCGGTCATCAAGGACAACAAGCTCGATGTCGGGATCGACGACGACGCGCTGAAGCGGAAGATCCGCCGCGCGTTGCAGAACGAGGAGATCCAGCTCCGGGCCGAGGTCGACTCGGTCAAGGCCGAGCTGGAGTTGGAGCGCCTGGTCCGCGACCGCAGGGTGAAGCTCCAAGCCGACCTGGACGACGCGAAGGCACGGATGCGCCTGGCCGCCCTGAGCGGCGAGAACCGGCACCGGCAGGTGTACATCCAGGCGAACCTTGACGCTGCGCGCGCGAGGGCCGCTCTGAAGGCCCTGGAGCGTCGCCGTGAGGTCGACATCAACCCTGACCTCGACAACGGCCGTGTGGCGGCGGTGGCGGCTCGCCTGGCCTGGCTGACGCACAGGCGTGAGGTGGTCATCACCACCAACATCAGAAATAACTTCATCTACGCGGCGGCCCGCTCGATCAACGCCCTGTGGCGTACGGGCACGCTCGCCTTCAAGTCCATCGGCGCTGGTGTCGCTGGTGTGGCCAGCCTCGCGGCTGGTCTGGCTGGTGGCTTCCTGAAGGTGGGCGCCTCCGCGGCCTCTGCTGCGGCCGAAGGTTCGGGCGCGTTCGCGAGTCTGGCCTCGAAGGTCTCCGGCTCCCTGGCAGGTGCTGCGGACTCGACGCTGTCCTTCTCCAGCAAGATGGCCGGCGCCATGGTCCAGATGGCCTCGAACATCCCCCAGCTCATCATTTCGCTGGTCACGATGACGGCCACCTTGGGCTTCGTCTCGTTCGCGGCTGGCGCCCTGATCGGCGTCATCTCGGCCCTTACCGCTGCCTTGCTGTCGCTCGTCAGTGCCGCTGTCGGCATCGTCGGCCTGCTCGGCACGATGGCCGTCGCGATGGCTGCGGCCGGTGTCGCTGCGCTCGCCCTGGCGGCTGTGCCGCTGCTGCCCATGGTCGGCGCCCTGGGCCTGACGCTCCTCAACACGGACAAGCTGAAGGCCAAGTTCAAGGAACTGAAGTCGGTCCTTGAGACGACCGTCCGGCCTGCCGCGAAGTCCATGTTCGTCGCCTTCGACAAGGCGTTCTCCGGGATCTCGAAGTGGCTAGTCAAGATCACCCCCGATCTGAAGGCGTTCTTCGACGCTGGCTCGAAGTTCGTCCAGCCGCTCGTCGACTCCCTGACCGGCTTCATCGACCAGGTCTTGCCGCGCGTGACCAACGCGCTGAAGGAGTCCGGGATGGTCGCCTTCGCGGCGGCCCTGAAGGACACCTTCATCGGCCTGGGCAAGACCTTCGGCAACTTCATCCAGCTCCTCGCCGCCAACGGCGAGAAGTTCGGCTCCGTGATCCGCGAGATGGGTCGTGGAATTGATCTTGTCGTCATGGCCCTCGGCCGCTTCATGGTCAACATGTCCAACGGGGCGTCAGCCCTAGGCAAGGTCGCAGACGGGATCGCCGCCTTCTTCGATGAACTCGGCGTCCGGATGGGCCGAGCGCTCGACACCACAGAGTTCGACCAGTTCATGACGCACGTCCAGGAGGGCCTTCGTCTGCTGGGGCAGGGTGTGGGTCGCTGGGTCGAGGAGGCGACGCGGCACGGAGACGACTTCGGTCGTGCCTTCCAGGCCATCGCTCAAGCCTTCTCCGACAGTGCCGAGCCCATGGCCCGCTTCATGGCGGCCGGCGCCCGCGTGCTGCCGACCGTGCTCGACGGCATAGGCCAGGCCATGTCCAAGGTCATGCCCGCCCTCGAACAGTTCATGGTCGTCTGGGCCAACGCGAGCCCCGACATCATGAACGCCGTCGCTGACGTGATCTCGGAGATCCTGACGAACCTGTCGGATCAGTCCGTGGTCGACTCGATCAAGCGCATGGTCGAGGTCTTCGGAGACCTCGCCACGGAACTGCTGAAGCCCGAGATGATCGACGCGCTCGTGAACCTCGGAGAGGCTTTCGCCGGGCTGGCAAAGGCCATCGGTCCGAGCCTGATCGACGGACTGACGCGCTTCGTTGACCTGCTGACGCCCCTGGGCTCCGGTATGGCCGCTGCCTCGCAGTTCATGACCGGCGACCTGCCGGGTGCGATGGATTCCCTTGGCTCTGCCTGGGGTTGGCTGAAGGACAAGTTCACCTCGGACAACGAGGAAGTCTCGGCTCAGACCCAGACCATGTTCGACACCATGCGGTCGGAGACGACCACCACGGCGAACGCGATCCAGGAGCAGGCCGCGGCCATGTACCGCCAGATCGCCACCGAGCACGGCCAGATGAAGGACGGGGTCCTGACGGACTGGCAGTCCATCGAGCAGTACACGGAGCAGGTCAACAACGGGATCGGTACCGCGTCCGAGAACGCCCAGGCCCGCGTGGACGTTGCGGCGTCGCTGGCGAAGACCGCATGGGAGAACAGCAACCGCGTGGCCGCCGACTCTTCAGCCTCCATGGCCGAGAAGATGAAGGCGAGCAACGAGGCTGCTTCGGCTGCGATCAAGGCTCAGGCCGAGGCCCAGGCCGCGAAGCAGATCCAGGAGTCCGGCAAGGCCAAGGACGGCATCAAGGGCAACATGGACGGCGCGAAGGACGCCTCGAAGTCGGCCTACGACGGGATGAGCGCTTCTTCGCGTGAGACGTGGGACAAGATCGTGAACGACGCCAAGACTGGCACGTCGAACATGAACGTCACCTCGACGCAGGCGTGGAACGACCTGGCCAAGAAGATCGAGAGCACGCTCTCGGCAGCCAAGTCCCGGATCGACTCGCACAGCAAGGAGGCGACCAGGGCCCTGGGCGCGGTGCCGAAGGACGCAGGCGAGAAGTGGCCTCCGTACAAGGACAAGGTCCAGGGTGCCTGCAACGGCGCCGTTACGGCTGTTCGGAACGCGGCTTCGCAGATGAAGGCCGCGCTGAACTCGGTGACCTCGCAGACCTACACGATCAACGTCAAGGTGAACACCACCAAGACCGTGACGGAGATCAAGAAGGCTGCGGCTGACGCCAAGTCTGCTGCGCAGCCCCGGACGGACATCCCGCTCGGGTACGCGGCTCCGTTCGATGCCGGCCAGTTCCGGGACGCCCTCCCGGAGGATGCCCTCTACAGCTCGTACCAGAGCGGTGGTGCGCTGTCGTCCGCGATCAACTCTCTGGCTGAGAAGGGCGGACGCTCCTCGGAGCCGATCACTCAGAACACGGTGACGGTCAACGCCAACACCAATGCCGACCCGGTCGCCATCTCCCGTGAGGTGGCTTGGCAGTTGAAGCGGATCACTCGTTGATCGGCGCCGCACAACGGGCGGGCTCGATCGGGGGCCCGCCCAAAGAATCAAACTAACTAAGTAAGGGGTCGCTCCTCGTGGGCGGCCCCTTTCACGTGAGGACCCCACGATGAGAGATTCCGCGCACGTGGACTCGTTCCCCGGGAAGGAGTGGACCCTCTGGTATCGAGGGGTCCTCCTCGGGGGCGACTCCCCACTGATTCCGCTTGAGATCTCGGGCATTGGCGACATGCCCGAGATCAAGGACTACGACATCGAGATGGTCGCCACCCATGGCCGCTGGCCTGGGCGGGACTGGATGCGTGGCCGCACGATCCAGCTGTCCTTCCGGGTCTTCGCGAAGGACGAGCGCAAGCTCGCTGACCTGATGGGTGAGGTCAACGGCGCCTTCACGTACGGAGAGCGCGAGGAGGAGTTGCACTTCTGCATCCCTGGCGTGGCTCAGGGCGCCGCAGCGAAGGTCCGGGGCCGGGTGCGGAAGCGCTCGGTCACCATCGACTCGAAGTACGCCTCCACCCTGTCCCCGATCATCGACGTGCAGTTCGAGTGCACCGATCCCTGGATTCGAGCAACGGGCACCTACTACCGAGACATGGTGGCCGGCACCTGGGACAAGGGCGGGATCGACATCACCGACCTCGCCACGCCCATGTTCGACTTCACCACCTCCGAGCTGGTGGAGATACCCAACACCGCGCACATGCGCGCCCAAGTGCCCGCGATCGTTGCGAACGGCTCCATGCAGTCGGCCGACCTGTCCGCGAAGATCCACGGGCCCGCCCAGGGCGGCGTCTGGGTGGAGGCCCGGAAGCCCCCGCTCGGCTACTCCGCCGAGGAGCTGTCGGACAAGGCACCGACCGGTGAACTCGTAGGCAAGATCGGCATCACCAAGTTCGGCCGGCTCCCGCTGGAGCTGGGGCCCTCCGACATGTTCGAGTTCGACACCAAGAGCCGGAAGGCGTTCGTCACCCAGGAGGGCAGGCGGACCGAGGTCACGGCACAGCTCACCTTCGCGCAGTGGTTCCGCGTCGAGCCCGGCAGCACGGTCATGTGCTACCTGATGTCCGGCAACCCGGGCTCCGCCCAGTCGCTGTTCTACGCCGATGTCCCCTACCTGCGAGGTCAAGTCGCCTGGACCCTCGACAAGTTCATTTAAGGATGCGCAATGGCAGATGTAACCAACGTCAACTTCACCAACGGAGCCAAGTACGCCGCGAAGGATCTTCGCCGGATGTTCGGCTCGATGATGGACTTCACCAAGGGCATTGAGACCCGGGAGTCCTTCTACGTCGACCCCAACGTGGATGCGACGAACAGCGTCCTCATCTCGCCCGGCCGGGCCTGGGTGAAGGACAACAACAAGGACAACCGTCAGGGCCTGATCTGGATCGAGCGCACGGAGCCGAAGCAGTTCACGCTGAACACGTCGGCCAGCTCGGGGTACATCGTGCTCCAGGTGCAGTCCCCCGAGTTCAACGGGCTCGGAAAGCCGGTGGACATCATCCCTCGGATCGTCGCCTCGATCGGTGACGCGAAGGACGGCTCTCTGGTCCTGGCGCGCTTCACGAAGCCGACGCCGAGCACCTGGGCCATCGAGGACTACCGGCTGAAGCCGGAGACCGAGCAGTACATGGTCACCAGGACGGGGCCGGCGCGTGAGGGCCTGCCCCCGGTCGCCCCGACGACGGACGCGGCCAAGCGCTCGTTCTTCCGTCCCGGGACCCAGTACATGGACCTGCTGACCGGTAGCCGGTGGATGCTTCAGGGCGACTTCAAGTGGGTGCGGGACGGCTCCTCGATCCATCAGGGCACCGAGACTCCCCCGGTGGACGCCTACGACGGCAACTTCTACATCCAGCGGACCCACACTCCGAACCCGAACACCGACAACGCCTTCAAGTACGAGCTGTTCGAGCGGGTGAACGGTGTCTGGAACTCCATGGGCGTGCTGACCGGCGACAAGTGGTACACCAACTCCTCGGACCCTTCGGACTCGGAGGGCTCCCCCGGCGACATGTACCTCCACACCGGTACGGGCTCGGTCTGGCAGAAGCAGTTCATCAAGGATGAATCACTGCCCGAGGACGCGGAACAGGTCGCGGCCTGGGTCGAGGTGACCGGACTCATGGGCCCGCAGGGTCCACAGGGGGATGTCGGCCCGATCGGGCCGGTTGGCCCGCAGGGCCTGAAGGGTGACCAGGGCGAGAAGGGTGAGAAGGGTGACCTGACCTCGCTGGAGGGCTACACCGGAAACATCCGTGTCCAGGGCGAAGGCCGTCTGTTCGTCGGTGAGCGGGACGTGATCAACGAGGTCACGGCTGCGGCCGATCAGGGCAAGCAGGCCATCGACAAGGCCACCGAAGCGGCGACCGCCGCGGACTCCCTCCGCAAGGGCCAGGACGCTCTTACCGGCGAGGTCAACCGCAACAAGGGCGAGATCTCAAAGCTCTCGACCCGGGTCGGCAACGTCGAGAAGAGGACCGCGTTCTTCAGCCGGGGCGTGTTCAAGAGGCTCACCGTTGGCGCTACCTGGAAGGTCGTGCCGATCAAGAGCAAGTGGTACGCCACGGAGGCCGACTTCGACCACAACAGCGGCGTGGCGAAGGCGAAGGTCTCGGGCACCTACCAGGTCATCTGCAACGTCAACGCGCTGACCAAGTACAAGAACCGCGGCACGTTCTTCGTTGAGGTGAAGCGCAAGAGCGACAACCACATCCTTGGCGGTCAGTCGTTCTCGACGCACGAAACGAACATCGAGTGGCGGGTCTCCTGCGGCGGCCTGATCTACCTCCGCGCCGGAGACGGCGTGTACGCGTACGCCCGCTCCGTGGGTGGAGACGCAACGATCACCGACGCCTACGACTCCGGTATTTCCCTGATTCAGGTGCTCTGACCCCCTGCCCAACTACCAACCTAACTAAGCAAGAGGCCGCCCAGCGAGGCGGCTTTCGTGCGTGTGGGGGCGGCTTCGGCTGCCCCCTTCGCGCTGGAAGGGAGGAGATCTTGCCTCAGAACCCTTACGAGGTACGGATCTACAAGTGGAAGCCGATGGGCGACTACCGGTACGACGACCCAGCCCACAAGCTCCACAAGACCCACAGCCTGAAGTACAAGGGTTTCCGCCCGTACCTCGTGGCGAAGGGCATCCCGGCGGCGTCCATCGAGTACTCGTTCAAGCTCGACGAGATCGGACAGGCCGCGGTGAGCATCCCGCTTGACGGAGCCGACGAGTGGCAGCCGGAGCTGAAGAAGCTGGCCGGCATCGAGCCGTACAAGTACTGCATCGGGATCGTCCGGAAGTCGGAGGACTGGGACACAAGGCAGGAGAGCTACCTCGCGTGGGCCGGGATCATCTGGAACATGCGGATGGATCTCAGCACCCGTCTGCTTCAGATCAACGCCCGCGACTTCATGAGTTTCTTCGAGACGCGCCACCACACGGGTACCGCGAAGTCGAAGGAACAGATCGAACTCATCCGTTCGCAGATCAACGTGGCGAACACGAACTGGGGCATCAACGTCGAGCCCAACCATCTGGTGAACACCGGGCGGTCCTACGACTGGAACGCACAGCCGGGTGAGTGGCGTGAGAGCGCCCGCGATATGTACGACATGGCCGACGACCTCTCGGGGTTCTTCCTGGCGATGGACTCGGCCAGGGCCAACATGGACCGGCCTGACGAGTACCTGCGCTGCTGGTTGAAGAACACCCCGAACCGGACTCCCCGGTGGGCCATCGGCCGGGACGGTAAGCCGCTCCCCACGCTCAAGGACCGAGTGAACTGCGAGATCCCCGAGATCTATTTCGACGGGACGCAGATGACGAACGTCTCGTACGCCATCGGCCGCTCCGGGAACCTGCCGATCCGGCGTCGCAAGGACAACCTGATCCTGCGCCGCGAGCTGCCTGTCAGAGACGTGGTTGGCCGGTACGACCGGATCGCTGACGCCAAGGCTCTGGACTCCCGTGCGGAGACCCAGCTCGCCTTCGGCAACAAGGGCATCCGGGTGCCTCGGATCATCACCTACCCGAGTGCCTACCAGGACCCGCAGACCTTGAACCCCAACCTCGGAGTCAAGATCAACGTCGAGGCCGACACCGGCTTCATGGTCATCAAGGAACCCTTCGTCGTCACCGAGAACCACGTGCACGTCGAGGGCGACGGGACCGACCGGTGCGAGCTGACGCTCGTCCAGGAGTCCCTTTTCAAGAAGGGACAGTGGACGTAGTGGCAAACCAACGCGCCTACGCGGGCGGGCTCGACGGCTCGCTGGCGACGATCGACCGGCGGCTGAAGAACCTGGAGTTCCCGCCCCCGGACGCGGTAATCGACCGCTACCCGGTGACGCCGGTAGCCGCCTCGCAGTATCTCAACGCCTGGCAGCCGCTCAGGCACCAGCAGTTCACCGGAAGCATGTCCGTGAACTACCCGACCTCGGTCAGCGCCTGGGGCTCGGTAGGGACGCCGGGTGTGTCTCGGGCCGACGCCATCAACGGCGGCTCTGTGGGGGCTGCTGCTGGCCCTGGATCGCACACGCACGGCTTCTCCGGCAGCGGCCGGCGCTCGTTCGTCACGGGCGTCTCGCGGCCGAGCCTGAGCGTGGGTGCCGGCCTCGGCGGCTGGACCTCCCGCGGCCTCTCGTACAACATCACCGCCCACCAGTGGCGGGCCCTGGTGAACTCGGACGGCTGGAGGCCCTGGTACATCGTCCAGGCCCACGGATCTCGCACTGACCTGCTCCGGCTGGAGTTCGAGTTCGCTGGCTCGTCGCACTTCCAGATGGGCATCGGCGTCACCCGCGAGCACGGGACCTCTCCCCCGGAGTGGCGATCCGACGTGGCTGGCCTGGGCCCGAACTTCTACTTCAAGGCCGGGGCCGCGAACAAGCTGCATCGCTTCGAGATGGAGTGGCGGCACATGGACATGAACGACGGCCTTCACGCCTCCCAGCAGATCGACTCTCGGCGCTGGTTCGTGGTGTGGGCCCGCTCGATGAACAACGAGGTGCTTGGCGAGAACGGCCGCGGGGGCGGTTCGAGGACCCGGGACAAGGCCCAGATCAGGCCCCCGGACGTGGCCTTCAGCACCTACAAGACGGCGGACAACGGCAAGTTGCTCGACCTCAAGCACAACCCTGCGGCCGGTATTCACCGCCAGGACGACTGGGGCGCTCGCGTGTACAGCCTGAACCGCGAGCCCGGCCCCGGATAAGGAGGATCATGGAGATGGTCAAGGTGACGGGCACCTACCTCAACCCGATGGGCGAGCCTCACAGGGGCCGCATCCGCTTCCTCATCCCGGAGAAGCAGTTCTACCGCCTCGACGAGGCAGCGATCGGTGGCTCGTCTCGGGTCACCGATCTTGACGTGACGGGCACCTTCCACACGGAAGTCCTGGGCGGCCTGCACTACGAGGTGATCGAGGAGCTGGCGGGCCTGCCCGTCCGCCGGTTCTACATCTTCCTGCCGACCGAGCAGGAGGAGTGGAACATCAAGGATCTCCAGGACTACAACAACATCGACACCCCGACCGTGTTCTACACCGGCCCGGCTGGTCCGGCCGGCGCCCCTGGCCTCGACGGTGAGCCGGGTATCCCCGGCGACCGAGGTCCGCTCGGCCCGAAGGGCGACACGGGCGAGACAGGCCCTCCTGGGCCGCAGGGCGAGCAGGGACCGGAGGGTGCTCCGGGCTCCCTGGAGGCGAACTCCGGGGCAACCGTGGGCGGCGACCTGGTGGTGAACGGCGGAGCCGTCGTACACCAGCCGGACGGCGAGAAGGACATCCTGGCCCTGCACGACAAGGACGGCTACAAGGTCGCGGTCGTGGACCAGGAGGGCAACGTCGAGATCGACTCGGGCGTGGTAACGCTCAACGACTCCGACAAGGTTCCGGACGCTCCGGTGGACGGGGCCGCAGTGATCTACTCGAAGGCTGGTGCCTTCCACGTGCTCGACTCCGGTGGCGACAACTCGTTCTCCAGCGTCATCAGCAGGGTCATGCAGGGAGAGCAGGCAGACGCGGACCAGGACCAGCGACTGAAGAGCGTGGAGGGCCGGACGGCCGGGATTACGTCGCGCTCGGGTGACATCCAAGTCATCGAGGCCGGAGACCTTCCCAACGGTTCCGACGCGAAGCGGGCTACGGTCCGAATTCGCCCTTCCGCAGAGTCGGAGGATTCGCTCCAGGTTCTTGGCAAGAACGGCGCCTCAGCGCTCATCGTGAGCACCGCAGGCAACGTGTGGGTCCCGAAGAAGCCGAACTCATCTCCTGAGACCGCGACGCGGTGGAACGTCGGCGCGCTGGCGTCCAACCACGAGGACCGCATCGCGAAGCTGGAGAAGACGCCGAGCATCCCTGCCGACCTGGAATCAAAGGTTGCCGAGATCAGCCAGACCGAGGGTCGCACGATCGTCGACAAGCGCGTCTCCCTCGGTCCCGCGTCCAAGACGGCCAGCATCCCTGGTCGCGTGATGGAGGTCGGCGGCACCGGCAAGTGGGGAGACCGGAGTGGGTCGGGGGTCAACATCTTCGCGTGCCCGGGTGTCTCCGATGTCCTGACCGTCTTCGACGAGAGCGGGAAGGGCACGCTGGTCGTGGACTCGGTGGGCCGTACCTACGTCCGCGCTGGTGACTCCGGCTGGTACAACCTCAACGGCCTCTCAGCCAAGCTCACCGCTCAGGACAAGCAGATCAGCGACCTGAAGGCGGAGGTGGCGAAGATCCCAAAATGATTCAGGCGGTGGGCAAGCCTGTCGCTCGCACATCGCCAACCAAGGAGTTCAGGTCCGTGGCCTGGAACCTGACCCAGAAGGCCCGCATCGGCCAGAACGCGACGAAGGAAGACTTCGAGATCAAGGTCTCGGGCTACTACTCGCTGAGCGCCACCGTCGAAATGGATCAGACGCACAACGCGGGTATCCGGGCTCGCGTTATCGCCCGCGTCAAGGGCACCTGGACGAACCTCTACGGCGGGGACGCCGGCCACTACACAGCCGACAAGGGCATGAAGATGACCACCGACCGGATGACGGTCGCGAAGGCGTGGTTGAACGCCGGGGACATCATCGCGGTCCAGACGCAGGTCAACGTGAGCGCCCCGCTGAAGTGGACCGGCGGAGGAGACATCACCCTCAAGTGGCTCGGCAAGACGTAGGAGGCAGTGGTGAAAACAGATCTGATCAGGGGGTTCACGTACCTGTCCCTCGCTGTTGGAGCCGCCATCACGTGGTGGGTTCCGTCGATGGTGCTCGTGAACGTGGGAGGTCGCGCGACGGACAGCGTCTTCGCGGTCTTCCTGGCCACATCCGCACTGCTCATGTCGTGGGGCGCCTTTCGGGCGAAGCCCCTGCTGGAGTACGCGGCTGCGCCGCTCGGGATCACGGCCTTCGTGGTCTACGTGATCTGTTCATTCATCTACGGCCGGTACGGCATGGGGCTCGTCGTGGGCGCACATGCCGGCTGGCTCCTCGCCCGCTACTGGACGTTGCGGTGCGAGCTACGCGACTTCAGGAAGGAGGGCACGCGTTGCAGGCAGCAGAGATAGTCACGGCCGTCTTCGGCGCTGGTGGCCTCGCCTCCCTGGGCCTCGTATTCAAGGCATGGCAGGCGAAGCGCGACGGCTTCAACAAGGCCCGCGCACAGCACATCGAAGATCTTGAGAAGTGGCGCACGGAAGCGAACAAGGCACTCCGCGAAATGCAGGAGGTTGCCGACTACTGGCGCCGTGTCGCCGCGGACTTTGAGCATCAGCTCCGGTCGAACGGGCTTACGCCCAACACGACCGCCACGAAGCCGGATTCGGCGGTGGGCTGAGCAGCGCCGCACAACCCCGCGCCCGACAGGGCCGGACCAAATTACCAACCTAACTAACGAAGGGGTCGCCCAGGCGGGCGGCCCCTTTGGCGTGCCCAGGGGGGCTACGAAAGGAGGCGACATGGCCAATACCGCCAAGTCGATGATTGACAAGGGCCGGTCCCAGCTCGGGTACCGCGAGGGGAACAACAACTACACCAAGTACCCGCCCGAGGTCCCGGGCCTTGCCTGGGCCCAGAACCAGCCGTGGTGTCAGACCTGGATCAGTTGGTTGGCCGTGAAGACGGGCAACACCGACGTGATCCCGCTGACCGCCTCGTGCCTCACCTGCACCAACTACTACAAGCAGCGGAACCGCTTCCACCGGAGCGGCCCGAAGCCGGGTGACCTGGTCATGTACGGCGCCTCGGGCGGCACGCACGTGGACATGGTCACCGAGGTCTCCGGTAGCCGAATACGCGTCATCGGCGGCAACACGGGCGGCTCGTACAACGGCCAGTACTTCAACGGCGACGGGGTCTACGAGAAGTGGACCGACATCTCCAACCCCCGCATCCACGGCTTCGCGCGCCCCGCGTACAAGGCCGGCGGGGGCGGTGGCGGTGGTGGCGGCGAGACGAGCGTCCTGCCGGAGACCGGCGGCCAGAAGCCTCCGGCCAAGGGCAAGTTCACGGTCAAGAAAGGGATGACCCTCCTCGGCATCTGCGCCCTGCTCGGCGTCACCCTCGGGGAGCTGCTGACGGCCAACCCCGAGATCAAGGACCCGAACAAGATCCGCGAGGGCCAGGAGATCAACATCCCGGCGAAGAAGGAGACGGCGAAGCCGGACCCGGTCAAGCCCGACCCCACGAAGAAGCCCGACAAGGAGAAGCCGGTTGTTTCGAAGCCTGAGCCCAGCGGCAAGCCTGATCCGTCTACTGACGGTTCGGGCAAGCCTGTGGTTCCTACGAAGCCGGGTACGGAGAAGCCGAACCCGTCCGTGAAGCCGGACAAGGACAAGCCCGTCACCTCCGGGACGACCACGTACACCGTGCAGAAGGGCGACACCCTCTGGGACATCGCGCGCAAGCACAAGGTGTCGCTGTCGGCGCTCCTGGCGGCGAACGCCGGGCGCTTCGGCAACCCGGACCTGATCTTCCCCGGTCAGACCGTTCTCCTGCCTGGGCACGGGTCGACCAACGACAAGACCTCGGTCCACAAGCCGGGGTGCAACTGCACTTGCGACCACACGGTGCAGACGAAGCCCTCGAAGCCGGTGTCTCCCAACCAGAAGCCGGATACGGGCAAGGAGACCTCGAAGCCTCCGGTCACTCCCCCGACCACGGGTGCCGGCGTCTCGGTCGAGAGCCTGCTTCCGCAGCGCACTCAGGGCGTCCAGAAGAACTGGGACCGCCCTCTGAACGCGGCCGAGCTGGAGAACGCGCGGATCATCCGCGAGGAGGCCATCAAGGCGTTCGGGCCTGGTGCCCAGCGTGGTGAGCGCGCGGCCGTCGTTGGTATCGCCACGGCGTACCAGGAGAGCCGTCTCCAGAACCTGAAGGGCGGGGACCGCGACAGTGCGGGCCTCTTCCAGCAGCGGCCTTCGATGGGGTGGGGTTCCTTCGCGCAGGTGACGGACCCGCACTACGCGGCGGCGAAGTTCTTCTCGACCATGAAGGAGAAGTTCGGCAGCTCGAACTTCTCGTACCTGACCACGGTGTCCCTGGTGGAGCTGTCGCACCGCGTGCAGCTCTCCGGTAGCCCTTCCCTTCCGGGGCACTTCGAGCTGTCCGCGGCCCGCCTGGTGGCGCAGCTCGCTGGCGGCCAGGGCAAGCACGCCTCGCAGTACGACCCCGCGAAGGACGTGCCGAAGCAGGAGCACAAGCCCTCCGTGGAGCAGCCGAAAGACGAAGCGGTAACCGCTCCGCAGTCCTCGGACTGGGTGAAGCCGGTCCAGGCCCCGAAGGGCACGCCGTTCGGTCAGAAGGGCTCGATGTGGTCCTCGGGCGCTCACACGGGCCTCGACTTCCCCGCACCGCAGGGCACGCCCGTCGTGACCGCGAAGGGCGGCCGGGTGGAGTCCGCTGGGTGGGCCGGCGCCTACGGGCGCTCGGTGGTCATCGACCACGGCGACGGCATCAAGACCCGGTACGCGCACCTGTCCGCGATCAGCGTCGGTGTGGGCCAGGAGGTGAACGGCGGAGCCTCGATCGGGAACGTCGGCACCACCGGCAACTCGACCGGTCCGCATCTGCACTTCGAGGTCATCGCCAACGGCGTGCAGGTAGACCCGGCGCGCTTCGTCGGCTGATCAACACGTTCGTGAGGGCCCCTCTTCGGAGGGGCCCTCTTCTTTGAAGGGAGGCACCTTGGACGAGCAGCTTCCGAAGGTGACCGTCACCGGAACCATCCTCGACCCGACTGGCCGGCCGGTCCCTGGCGAGGTCACGTTCTACATCCCCAGCGGCGCGTTCCTGCCTGTGGGGTACATCGCGCCTCGGCACGTCACGGCCAAGCTCGACAACGAGGGCAGGTTCACCATCGACCTGGTCCCGGGCGACCTCGAAGGGTCGAACCCTCCGCAGTGGCCGTATCGGGTGGCCGTGGACCTGGAGGGCCACGACACCGAGGTCTACCGGTCCTTCATCAGCAAGACCTACACCGAGGGCATCGACTTCTTCCAGACGATCAATGTCGGTCAGCTCGACTCGAAGGTCTTCCCCGTGCAGGGCAAGGACGGAGAGCGTGGGCCGCAGGGCCCGAAGGGCGACAAGGGGGACCCTGGCGGTCCTGTCGGCCCGCAGGGCGAGCAGGGCCCGGCTGGGCCTCGTGGAGAGCGCGGAGAGCCCGGTGTGCGGGGTGAGGCAGGCCCGCGCGGCGAGGCAGGCCCCCGAGGGCCGGCAGGCCCTACCGGAGCGCCTGGAAAGGACGGCGAGAAGGGAGAAACGGGCCCCGCTGGTCCTAGAGGCCCTGAAGGTGCCCGCGGCCTTCCCGGTGCGGACTCCACCGTGCCCGGCCCGGAGGGAAAGCAGGGCGAGCCCGGCCCCCAAGGAGAGCCCGGCCCGCGTGGTCCCCAGGGCCTGAAGGGTGAGACGGGCCCGGCCGGTAAGGACGGGAAGAACGGCCTCGATGGCGAGGGCTTCAACGCGGGGAAGGATCACCGGTTCACCGGCTCCAACACCTTCACGCAGCACCTCGTTCTGGAGCAGGGCCTCACAGCACGGAACGGGAAGTTCAAGATCGAGGAGGAAGGCTCGGTCAAGATCGTGACCGGTGAGGATGGCGACTTGGAGCTGTTCTTCAACACCACCGCTGGCACGAACCCGATCGGGCTCTACAAGCCGAACTCCAGCGGCTTCGCGGACCTGCTCTTCTACGTGGGCGAGGACGGTCGGCTGGAGACGGCTGGGGAGATCAAGTCCCCGACCGTCGACAAGCTCAACGAGAAGATCGACAAGGTCAAGGTTCCGGACGACGTGGTGACGCACGCCGAGCTGACGGACGCATCCAAGGAGATCGAGATCGTTGGCCGCACGGCCTTGATCGGCAACCTCACCGTGCAGCAGTCCCGGGACGAAGGCAACGAGGACCCGATCCTCAACATCGAGGACAGGACCGGTACGTCCTTCGCATTCATCGACGCCAACGGCAAGACCACCGTCAAGCCGCTCGCGCCCGGCGAGGCCCTGAGCGTCGTCCGCTCCGATGGCTCAGCGCCCATGCTCCAGGTGGGCGAGAACATCCCGGCCTTCTACCCTGGCGGCGGCCTCCAGGCATCGGGCTCCACCAGCGTCCGCTTCCGCGCCTCCGGCAAGGACGCGATGCAGTTCCTCGACTCCAGCGGGGACTTCATCGGCGGCATCAGTACGAGCCCGAACAAGTTCCTGTTCCAGATCAACGAGGATGCCGTGATCCCGGCCGGTGTGGGTGGGGAGAAGGACAAGCGGATCATCGACGTGGCCGGCTGCGCCAACGAGGCCCTGAAGCGCGTGGCCAAGGCCGCAGAGAAGGAGTGGGTCGAGACTCAGCTCACCGACCTGAACGGCCAGGTCAACAGGATGGAAGTCAGCAAGCCGAACCTCTACATCGTCGGCATCGACGACGTTCCCGACGCCCCTTCCAAGGGAGACATCCGGGTGACGCTGTCATGACCAACTCTGCTCAGGTCCACGATGGGGCCGACTGGCGCACGCCGGTCGCCTACGAGGTCTTCGACGGAACCGCCTGGAAGCGTGTCGCGAAGAAGGAGGTCCACGACGGCACTAAGTGGATCGAGGTCTTCGCGGACAACCCGACGCCGGTCCTGGAGAAGCCGGGCCGTGTGCCGGCGCCTCGCCTCTCGCAGGTCAACCAGGACAGCAAGGTCTACATCAAGGCCGAGTGGGAGGCTCCACCCTCCGGCGGGAAGCCCGACCGCTACACGATCCGATGGGGCCACGCGAAGGGGTCCTGGATCGATGGTGGCGAGAGCATCGTCCGTACGAAGCTCATCCTCGTCGAGAGCCCGTTGTGGGATCACGCGGAGGGTCCGAAGTACCAGCTCCGTGTCCGCGCACACAACGCCTCGGGGCAGGCAGACGCCGAGTCCCCGGACGGTTGGATCACGCTCGTCAAGCCGGTAGAGAAGATCCCGGCGCCGGCCGAAGTGCAGGTCTGGCGCGAAGGCGGCGAATGGAACGAGGTCCACGTCTTCTGGACTCCGGTCACTGGCCACGAGGACTACACCATCCGCGTCTGGCATCAGGGCAAGGTCGTCAACACCGTTGACACCACTGGTCTTCCGGTGAACGACGCTGGGTACCGACAGCAGTACGTAGCGCCTGTCCCGACTCCGCAGTGGGGCCAGGTCTTCGACTACGAGGTGTCCGTGAAGGGTGCGGACTCCTGGTCGGGCCGTGTCGAGCACAAGTGGGCTGGCTACTCAGTCGGCGCTCCGGGGAAGCCGAAGGTGTCCATACGCCAGGTCTGGTGGCCGGAGGAGGAGAAGGGCAACCACCTCGACATCGAGTGGGCGGCTCCAGGCACCGATCCTGACCACGCCTTCTACCGGGTGGAGTGGTTTGCCACGGGCAGCAACGGGACCCAGACCAGCGGCACCATCAACACCACCTCGACCAAGACGAGCCTCCACCTGACAGACGCCGTCGTCGGCCCCGTGAAGGGCTCCAACGTGAGCTTCAAGGCCCTGGCTCACTCCACCAACGAGGACCACTCGGAGGACTTCGCGACCTCCGTCGAGTCCGACATGACCACGCCTACATGGCTCGCATAACGAAGGAGATCCACATGGACGAACTGAAGAAGAACCCGGCGAAGGTGATGGGTGTCGTCACGGCGCTCCTCGCCCTCGCGGCGGTGTACATACCCGGCCTGCCCCAGGAGGCGATCCTCGCCGTCGTGGCGGCGGTCGTGCTCGGTGGCCACCAGGTGCAGCGGATCGAGGACCAGAAGACCGAGGAGGCACTTGCGGAGACTCCGGAGCTTGAGGGGCACGAGCGACAGCTCGCGCTGCTCCTCGCGGAGAACGAGGCGCTGCGCGCCGGCACCCTCACGAAGACGACCACCACCGCCCCGATGCGGAAGATCTCCGAGGTCGACCTCGACCAGGGCACGTACACCCTGACTAAGTAACAAGCAGCCCCCGGCTGGCAGGACAACTCCTGTCAGGCCGGGGGCCTTTTCTCATTTACGCAGCAAGGTGGCTAGCCGACCATCATGAACTCGGTGTCGCAGCCTCCGCAGATCACGGGGTTCTCCTCCAGGGTCTTGGCGGCGGTCCAGATGTACCGCCCGGGGCAGGCACACTCCGCCTTCGGTTTGGTGTTGATGGACTTCGGCTTCGCCTCGTCGGCCGGGGCGAGCCCCAGCTCCTTCCAGGCGGCTCGGCCTTCCTTCAGGGCCTCGATCGTGACGGCGTACGCCTCGATGGTCTCCGGCCTCATGACGACCGCGGAGAAGCCCCGCGTGGTGTCCGGCTTCTGCCCTTCGGGCCACATCAGCCCCAGGCCCTCGCACTCCTTCACGAAGCGCTGGTTGTGGTACTTCCCTCGGCGGGACGTGCCCTTGATGCCCTTCTCGAAGCAGACGCCGTGTGCGGCCTCGTGAAGCAGAGTGGTCATGGTCTCGACGGGCTCACGGTTCAGGGCCTCACCGGAGACGAACAGCTCGTGTATTCGGCCACTCTCGGTGATCCACTGCTCGGCGTGGAAGTGTCCCCACTTCACTCCGTCCTTCACCATCCCGGTGCCGGTGATGAAGATGACGTTCGGCACTTCGGGGTGCCGGACTTGGATGTCTCGCCACGCCTTCTCCAGCGTGGAAACGATCAGACTGCCGGGGTCGCGCTCATTGCTCAAAAGTGTGTCCTTACATGCCGCGACGGGATCGCGGCTTCCCCTGGGGCTTGTCGTTGCGGAGGCGCAGCTCGTACGGGCCTGCCGGGTGCGAGTTGATGAACGCCTTGTACAGGTCTTTGACGACCGCGCTGCGGTGCGCCTTCTTCTCTTCGAGGGTCATCTCGGCGTTGATGACTGGGCTGTCCCACCAGCGCTGGAGCATCTTGTTCAGGGAGCGCCTGGTGGCGGCCTGCTTGCAGCCGTCGCAGATGTACCAGATACCGCCGTGGTCCAGGACGACGCCGCCCGGGAGAACGGCCAGGATGTCCTTGCGGGGCAGGAAGCCCCACCGCGGATCGTCGCCGTGGCAGATATCGCACGGTGTGTGGGCCACGAGGGGCGTGCCGTGAACGGGTACGGGTTCGTGCTCCTCGGGCCAGTGCAGCTCGTACCAGTCGGGGTGCTCGTACCAGGGCTCCCCGATCCTCTCGTAGGTCTCCGGGTCGCGGACGGTGACGGGGTTGAGGACAACCCCGCACACCTCGCACATCCGGAAGTCGAACTGCCCTCCCGGAACTTCAGGCACTGGCGCCTCCACCGAGGCCGGCCACGTTCTCGTAGACCGCTACGAAGATCCCGATCTGGGAGTCATCCCGGGTGTCCTTCAGCTCTTCATAGTGAGCTGTGAGCCAGCCGACTCCGCCCCGGGACTTCTTCCCCTCCAGGTGGTTCCAGAGGAGTTCCATGGTCCGCTGGTGGTCTTCCTTGGTGGTGCGGTAGTCCTTCCGGGCCACTCTCTCGATCTGGTCCAGAAGTTCGTGCCAGTTGACCTCGTCGCTCTGGGCTGCGTAGGTGCTGCTGACCCGGTCGAACTCGGTCGGGTTGTGCTGTGTCACTCGGTGTCTTCCTGTATCAGTGCGTACTTGATCGTGTGCCTGCCCTTGGTGAGTCCCCACCCGGTCCAGGACTTTCCCGCGACGGCGCCCAGACGGAGGGCAATGTCCACCACCTGTTCCGCTGTGAGGCGGTGCTCGGTGGCCTGGATGAGTTCGGCCACGGAGGCCCCCATCCGTCCGGCTTCGACGAGCGCGGCGTGGATCTGCTTCTCGTCCTCGGCCTGCTGCTCGGGGTCGGGTACGTCGCCCTCGATCTCGTACGTGTACTCGGTGCATCCTGCTGCCCTAGCGATGGCCTCGACGGCGTCGTCCAGGTTCATCGCCTCGGGGTTCACGAGCCGTGGAGGCTCGTCCCCCTCGGGGTCGTAGTACGCCATGAGGAGGGGACCCTGAGACCGGACGAAGCCGATCATGTCCACGGTCCCGTCAGGGAAGAGGTAGCGCGTGTCTCCCTCTTCCCGAACGATGAACTTCACGCTTCCTCGATCTCCTTCGGAGCGAACTCCGGGTGGTAGACCACATCCAGGGGACGACCGCCCCTGGGGTTGTGGCGCTTCTTCTGTACGGCCTTCAGCTTTTCGATCATTCCGTCGATCTCGGCTGCGGAGCGCCGGAACTTCATGACCTTGGTCGTGATGTGTGTCCGGTTCAGCCCGCTCTCCCCGGCCTCCTTCAGTGCGTGCCCCAGCATCTCGGTGTCCTCGGGGAGCGAGATGTTCTTGCTGCGGTCGCGACCTCCGCCGGCCGTCGAGCCGGAACCGCTGGGCGGGTAGGTCTCCAGGACGAACCGAGCGGACTCGATCATGTAGTCCACGAACGCCTTGGCGGCCTTCAGGTCCCCGATCGACACCTCTTCGCGTTCGTTCATGAGGGCGTACACACCAGCCACGCGCACCAGGTGCGCAAGGCGACGCTGGGTGAACTGCTTCATGACGGGGCTGTCGTCATCCGAGTCCTTGAACTCGGGGTAGACGTTCCGGCGGTAGTGCAGCTCGGCTTCCTTGGAGAAGGTCACCACGCTGTCGTTGCCCCCGGCCTTGAAGGCGGCCTCGCGCAGGCGGTCAGCGAAGTGGTCCAGCTTCGTGTCCCAGTCCTCCGGCTCCACCGGCCACGAGATGTCGTGGGGCTTGTGCACGAAGATCGGGGCGAAGCGGTTCCACGTACCGCCGGCCATCTCGCTCGGCTTCTGCCGGTCGGAGAACTCCTGCCCGGTGACGTGACCCATGACCGTGATGTGCGGCTTGGTCGCGACCAGGGCGTCAGTCGAGTGGTTGTTCAGGGTCTTGCCGTCCCAGGCGTCACGCAGGACCGGGCCCAGCGTGCTGCCGTGGGTCTTCTGCATGATCGTCGCGAACTCGGTGCTCATGACGAGCAGCCGCTTGTCATCGACTCCGTAGTCCACCCGCTGACCGTTCTCCTCGCGGCGAGCGATCTCCTCCTCGTCCATACCGTCGCGGACGGACGAGATCAGACCTTCGCCGGAGTTCAGGGTCGACGTGGTGTTCTTCTCGAAGAAGCGCGGGTTGACCCGCTCCATCACTTCGAGAGCACGGTCGGCAGCGGTGCCCTTCCGGCCGTCACCGGTTTCACCGATCAGGATGTGCCAGACGTTCACCCGCTGCTTCACGGAGCCGCGAACAATGCGGTCGTGGCCTACGAGGCAGGAGAACGAGCTGAGCATGGTGGCGAGGATTCCGGCCGGGTCACCTTCGGTGTCCGGACTCACGTACTCCAGGATCTCTCCGGCGATACCGTGCCAGGCGTCCTTTCCGAGCCAGGGCCGACCCTTCGGGCCAGGTACCGGAACCGCGTAGGGAAGGTCATCGAGTTCGGCCTGAAGCTGGTCCAGCTCCTCTCGAACCTCGTCTTCCATTTCACGGTGGACGGCCTTGTCGATCTCATTCTCGACGCCAGCCTCGGTTTCCTTATCGGCCTCCGGAGTCTCTTCAACCTCCGGGACCTCTCCGAGAACCATCTGCTCTTCGGGCTCGGTCTGAATTTCCAGCTCGGTCTGACCATCGGTTTCGACGGATGCCGACCACGACCGCTTCTCTCGCCACTCCTGGAGGAGCGCCGGATAGTCGGCGTTCTTGATCGTCTTCTCCGAGATCTCGGTGTTGGCCTGGAGCCAACCCTCCACGTCACTGGTGAAGGTCTCCAGGTCGTTCAGGTTGACGATGGCACCGGGCCGACCGATCCCCGGGACCTCCTTGTCGAGGTTCCTGCGGACCGTCTCGGTTGAGCGCTTGTCGGGCACTTTCCAGCCTTCCCCGCCACTTCCGTGGCGCTCCTGTCGAGCCCTCCCCTAGCGTGGTGCTCGCCCTGGCCGACGCCTTGAGCAGCGCCGACCAGGCCGACCGTACCAGCGGAGGGCGGTCGCAAAGTATCAAACAAACTAACTAACCCCTCGCACGAGCGACGGGCCTCTGACCTGGGCTTATGCCCTCGACAGGGTGTATGGTCGCTCGTAACTAGGACCACGCCTACCCCGCCCACGCCGCCTTCGGCGGCTACAAGCAGTCCGGCATCGGCCGCGAAACCCACAAGATGATGCTGGACCACTACCAGCAGACCAAGAACCTCCTCGTCTCGTACTCGCCGAAGAGGCTCGGGTTCTTCTAGAGGCACGAGAAAAGGCGCCTGACCTGGACTTTTGCCCGTCAGGCGCCTTCCGTTCGGCCCGCTCACCCCAGGGCCCGGTTTACGTCGTAACTCCCAGTTTCTCCCACCGCTATCCCGCTCCTGACCAGCTGTTCCGGACCAGTCGCGGACCAAAACCCCGACTCACCCCTCAGGCGCCACACCCTGGCTGACGCGGTCCCACTCCTTCATCGACTGCTCGATGAGGCGGTTGGCCTGCTCCCGGACTCCGTCCAGGAACTTGGCGTAGTGGCGAAAGAGGACTTCGATGCTCTGGCCCGCGCGGCGAGCACATTCGGCCGGGTCCACACCGGAATACAGCCAGAACGAGATCCCGGCGTGCCAGAGGTCGTAGGGCCGCTCGGCCAGGCCGGCGGCAAGTTCGGTGCGGGTCAGGACGTACTCCCGTGCCCGCGCCCACGTCGTGCCATATGCGGCGGCGTCCATGTAGTTGCCGGCCTGGTTCCGGAACAGCCGTCCGTCAGGCGCCACGCCGAATCGCTCGATGTGCGCGCGGAGGACGCGGACGAACTGCGGCGGAATGGGCACAGGCAGGGTCGCCGTAGCTGCGCGGCGCTTGAGCGAGTGCACCTCGTGCACCGCACCGTCATCCGTCCACTCCTTGCCTGCGGTGATCACGCCACCTGACAGGTTGAGCATCCCCCACCCACTCTCGGGCGGATGGCACTGTTCGAGCCGGAGGTGAATGACCTCCGCCGGCCGCATCGCCGCGTAGTACATGCAGCCGAAGAACGCCTCCAGGTGAGGGCCGCGCCCACGCTGCTGAGCAACCGCTGCGAGAAGCCGGGCGACCTGGGCCGGATTGGGAACAGCGGCCGGGTCCACCTCCTCGTTGACCGCCGGAGCGTTCCACCTGAGCCCGTTGAGTGGGTTCTCCGCGAAGTAACCTTTCTCCACTGCGGTGTTGAGCACTTCGTTGAACGCGGCCCGTTTGCGCCGTGCCGTCTTGGCTGCAGCTTCCTCGCCATCAAGCTTGCGACATAGGGCGTCCAGTGCCCGTCGCAGCACATCTGCTTCCGCGAGAGCGCCGACGGGCAAGGAGTTCCGCTTCAT